GAACTCAGATCGACTCTTCAGCCGAAAGAAGTCTTGAGCGAAGTCGTCGCAGAGCAGCGGAAACTTTCTGAACTGTCGGCGGTGACGCTGCCGCGCGGGATCCATGCCGGGGAACGATTGGACGACGTTCCGCGGGATTATCTCTATTGGTGGATCGAAGATGGCCGGGAATTGAACGAGCGCATCGATGCTTATTTGGCGGCAACAAAACATTTGGACGGGGAAAGCTGATGACAACGCTTCGAGAAGATCTGATCAAGAAAATCGACGATCATTTGTCGGATTGGGACAAGGATGCTTCTTGGAGTCGACAGGCGGCACGGTTCGCCGATTCAATCATCGAAACAATGAACGAAGTCGCGCCGCGAAGGTTCATTCCAGACAACGCGCTCTGTCTGTTCTTGGACGGGAATCAATGGTGTTGTTGCCGTGGAAATTTCGTAAATTTGCAAGAATCTCTTGCGGGTTTCGGTGCGACTCGGGTAGCGGCAATGGCTGAACTGGAGCGGGAAGAGACGAAACTACGGGAAACGGCGGACGTGACGGTAAAACCACGATTTCAAATCGAAGGGCCGGAGAATGTCGAGAGCGACGAAATCGGCCGATTGAAAGAGATCCTGCGCGGCCTGTTGAAGTTCGCACACTTCGCGGTTCACGATAAAGGGATCGATCCCGGATTCTTCCAGGCATCAATTGAAGATGCGGCGACGGCAACGAAGCATTTGCACGGAGAAGTCTGATGGATCATCATCCGACGATGAAGGAAATCGAAGACGCAGAGACACGGGACTACATTCGTCGGCTGAACGAACTCGGCGCATTTGATGCGGCGGTGGCGCGAGTCGGATCGGCAGTAGCGGATAATCGGGATCCGTGCCCAAAAGATATCGGTTCGGCAATCGTCTTTTTGGCGAAGAAACTCAGCCGAGAACACGGAGAGATCTGATGAAAACGCTTTGGGTGACTGGCTATTCACTGATGCCGGCTTGGGGGTTCTTTCCGAATCCTGATTCGTACGGGTCGACGAAACCGCTTGGGCCCGCATCGGCCTGGACGCCGTCGGGTGGAACGCATCGGCTGACATGGGTTGCCGACGTTCCAGAAACGGCTCAATTTGACGTCTGGATTCGTCGATACGGCGGGTACGGGAAAGTCTCGGTGCTGGTCAATGAGATGCCATTAAGGAACGTGGCGACAGGTCAGCATGTTCCGCAGTATGTTTGGTGTTTCGTTGGAACAATGAACCTCTCGATCGGTCAGCAGCATGTCGACATTGACGTGACGAACTGCATGATTGATGCAGTCCTTTTGACTTCCGATCCGTCATTCGAGCCGAACACGTCTGCATTGCCGGCGGCGGTTCCGGTGCCAACCTTGCGAGCGTTGCGGCGGTATCGGGATGACTCGGCGCTGAAAGACGTCGCGGTTCCGAACGCCGGTTATGTCGTTGCACAAATCAATCCAGAAGTCGAAGTGCTTTATGATGACGTTCCGATGGTCGACGAAGTCGTTGCAAAGCCGAAAGTATGGGGTTCACCCAGGCAGACGCTGACGGCTTCGTTCGTCGTTCGAATGCTTGACCAAGGCGCCGACTTCGTAACGGTCGCGGCATTGGATTTCAATGACTGCGAAGTAGACATCCGGGTTATGCTCGTCAGGGAGCGAACAACAGTGACGTTCGGCGAGGCTCCAGCGAAGATGCTGGTTGCCGATCTGTTGCTCAGAAGCGATGGACAGGGATTGCCGATTAAGGGGGAGCAGTCGGTGAATCATGCGGTCTGTGCAACGAGCATTCCGGCTCACGAGTCGCGGCAATTCATCTTGACGATCAGAGTCCCCGCAGGCATGGCTCCAGGTTCATTCGAAGGCTCGCTGAAGTTCGAAGTCGACGACGATAGGTCAAGATGGACTTCGCTGCCGGTCTCCGTTGAGATTCTGCCGATCGACCTGCAAGCTGTTGCGGGGCGTTACGGCGCGTACCATCTGGCGCAACCGATCAACGAGAATCAAAAGAACGAAGTGTCATACCAAAGGTATCAATCCGAACTCAAGGACATGGCCGCTCACGGTTTGAACTGCACGACAATGTACGCCGGGGTCCAACAGATTTTGAGCGTGGCGCATTCCGGTCTTGACCATTCGCCGTGTTCGATGATTTGGCCGGGGCCGGAGGCGGCGGAAGAGGTCGCCGGCGCGAAGCAACTCGGGTTGGAAGGATTGACGTATTACGGGGTCGACGAACCAATAACCCCGGAGCAAATCGCACGATGCGTTGCCGAAGCCGAGAGGCGGCAAGCGTTGGGACTGACGATGATGACGGCCATCAACAACAAGGATTCTTGGGAATACCTGAAAGACTTGCTGTATTACCCAGTCCTGAACCTGATGGTTTTCGACGGCAAGAAAAACGCCGCAGCGGAATACGCGAACTCGAAAGGCTTCAAGCCTGTTTCGTACTGGCCGACAACGAGCGCATTTCCGATGTATTACCGGGCCTTCGCAGGTCTGTACAACGCGGCTTGCAGTTTCCTCGGCGCGGTGCCGTGGGCTTATCAGGACACGACGACGGACGACATCTTCGACGCCGACACGCTGCATAACGCATTGGCCTATCCAGACGAAAGCGGAAATCCAGTTCCAACGCTTTGTTGGGAATTCGTCCGGCAGGGAATCGACGACGTGAGATACCTGCAAGCGTTGGACAGGTCGATCGTCAAGGCAGACGAGAGAATGAGTCAACCGCATTCGCCGCACGGACTGTCAGCAGCGATAACTCACGCAAGAAAAATGCGTCGGATTTATTTCGAAGCGATCGGCGGAAGATACTTTGTCTACCTGTGCGGGCTGGTTCCCGGGCAATTGGATGAGGGGCGCCGGGCGATGGCTGATGCGACTGTGGCGCTGAACGTGGCGTTATCTCCAGGGAATTGAGCCATGACGAACGACGAAATCAAGGATGTTTGGAAGGCGATTATAGTTTGGACTGCTGGCGGGATTGTCGTCGGGATTGTCGCTGGAATTGGTGTCGGAACAGTCGCTGGTAGTCGATTGGAGCAAAAGGCTGCCATCGAAGCGAATGCAGGCCGATGGGTGATCGATTCGAAGACCGGTGCGAAGACTTTCGTGTATGGGTGCAAAGGTGGCGTTGAATAAGATATTGGCGGCAGCGTGAGTTCTGATTCAGGAAGGTGGATAAAGCGATGAGCAGACAATTGCCGATTAGGCCGGACAGCATTGGGGAGATGACTCCGACCGAATGCAAAGCGGCGGCATGGGAAGCAATCTGGGATTGGTGTCAAAAGAACGGCCTGACTGAATATTCTTTCCTTCGGCAAGAGAAGTATCGAAATCTGAACGGGCCGCAGATGATTGCCCAGTGGATATTGGACTTAGCCGCCGGTGATGGCGATGTTGAACTTGAGAAAGCACTGGTCGAAGCTTTTGTGAAACGCTGAGGTGAACGCAATCAGGCTGGAAATCAAAACGCCGCAAAGGTAGATTTCAAAGCCGTCAGTCAATAAACGGGAATTGATTGACATTGCGGGAAAAACATCGGGGCGAGCAATGGGAAGCCGTTCGACTCGGCGCAAACGCGAACTGTTGGCAAAGGCGGCCTTGCAATCCGTTACGCCAGAGGCAGAAGCGAATGAGCCGGAGCAAGAGGACTCCGAACCGGGCCGGACCGCAAATCCGGGGACCGGGGGTCGTGCGGATCGTCTCGAAAATGGGTTGACTCCAATCAAGGATGCCCGCCTGCTAATCCGGTCGTTCAGTTGGAAGCGCGAGCAGCGATACCCGACGCGAGTTCCCACAACTGACATCGTCCAAACCGCATTGGCGGAAGGGAGGGAGCTAACGGCGATCGAAACGTCGATAGTCAATGCGGCTGAATTGGCAGTTTCAGGCAACACTCCACGAGCGCGAGAAGTCGGTATCAGGGCTCTTCTGTTGGCGGAGCGGATGAATCAGGCGGACGATCACGCAAAGTTCAAGCGGCAATCCGGCGCTGATCCAGCGGCGGCGGCCGGGAATTCAGCCGTTCCGCCAGTGGCGACAATGATTCACGCGCCGGGTTCAACGTTCCAGTCGATCGGGGGTCAAGGAAATGCTTCTACTGTCGACGGGGGAGCGCCTGACGGCCGAAGAAATCGATTCCTTGAACTCCGCGACAGATTCCGAGATCGAGGAATTGTTTCTCTCCCTTCCGATTCAGGACAGGGAAGCGATCCTGGAAGCGTTGATCGCGCTAAACAGTCCGCCGGAACCGACGACTGAGCAGACGCTTAGTCTGTACGAATTCGGGAAACTGGCTTGGGCAATTCTCCGGCCCGGCGAAGTGTTCATCGATGGCGAGCATATCCGGGTTTTGTGCGCGCATCTCGAGTACGCGACCGATACGCCGAACTACAAATTGGCGGTCATGCTGCCGCCGAACTGCGGAAAATCGATCTGGTCAACGGTCATTTGGCCGGCTTGGGTTTGGGGCCCGCGGGGTTGGGCGGCGGCTCGGTTCCTGTTCACGACTTACTCGCAGGATCGAAGCCGGGACGACTCTGGAAAGTTCGAACGGCTTGTTCGGTCGGAATGGTATCAGTCTCAATGGGGGCCGCCAGACGATCCAAAGTCGGATTACGATGCAAGGCGAATTGTCGCGTTGACGTCTGACGCACTGAGCTATTTCGAAAACACGGCCGGCGGGCAGCGGAAGGCGGCCGGGGTTGGCGGACTCGGAACTGGGGAACATCCGCATTTCGTCGTTGTCGACGATGCGAACAAGGCCGAAGATCCGCCGATCGCGTTTCGAAGCGCTATCGCATGGTGGAAAGGCCAAATGTCTTCGCGCGGGATCGTCGCATCGATCGGGTCCAGGCGAATCGCTTTGGGGCAGCGATTGCAAATGGATGACGTTCCAGGGGCTTGCATTGCCCTTGGCTATGATACGGTGTGTTTGCCGATGTGGGCTTGGTCCCTGCCGACGAAAGAGGACATCGAGCGAAAGACATGGTTTCCGCAGCCGACGGCAATCGGTTGGGTCGACTGGCGGAAGCCTGGCGAGTTGCTTTGGCCGGAAGGCATCATCGAGGCGGCGGCCCGCGAACTGGAAACGACGCTCGGTCCGATAAAGGCGGCTGCGCAATTGCATCAACGGCCGATCCGTGCGTTGTTAAACGGGATGTTCCCGCGGTCGAACATTGCAGACAAAATGATCGATTGGGAAAATGTCCCCTGGGGCGAGATCGATCGAATCATCAGATATTGGGACAAGGCCGGCGGCGAGTCGGTCCAGGCGGACTATACCGCGGGTGTCTGCATCGCCAGATGGCTCAAGAAATCGCCGGTAGTTGGCGTGAAGCCGGAAGTCAGATTGATCGTTCTGAACGTCGTCCGCGGCCGATGGAACGCCTTTGAGCGTAACAAGGTGATTCGGCAGACGACGGAATCAGACATCAAAACGTTTGGCGGCAAGTTCGAATTGTGGATCGAAGCTGAATCGATGAGCGGGGCGGGGGTCGAGTCAAGGCAACTGTCACAACGGGAGTTGACCGATCTTGGAGTTCGGTTCGACAAGCCTGACAAGGCGAAAATCATCAGGGCGCGCGGGTTTTCTTCGGCATGGTACGGCGGGCTGGTCTACATCGTGACTGGATCCTGGAATTCGTATTACCTCGATGAACTCGAAGTCTTCGACGGTGAAGAGTCTACCGACGACAAAAAAGACGACTGCGTCGACGGCAGTTCTGGCGCCGCAAACAAATTGCTGATGGTCTCGACGACTAGGGCAGCGCCGCCGACAGGCGGACGGTCGAAGGTATAAACCTTGTCGATCGACCGGGACCAGAAACGCAGAACGTGAGCAAAAAGACTCGGGGAGATCTCCGCTTTAAGTCGGGACCATTTATGGCCGGAAATGTCACGGCCTGCAAAGTCGCCACACTTGCCGGGCAGGCAAGAAGGTGAAGATTCCCCGAGTCTGGAAGTAAAACGAAACGCTGTGACAGAAAATAAATAGGCTGCTAACTGGCGAGTGCGCCTGACGAAATGCAGATACGGCGGAAAAATAGCGTCCGGTCCGCAATTCTGGAAAACAGGCGCATTTTTATGCAAGAAATCATGCGTGATCCGAAAGTGCGTTTTGAGCGTTACGGATTCATTCGACGGTCGAAACTCCAATCGAAAGGGAAAATGTGAAGATCACAATCACTCGGCGTTGGTCTGCGGAAGTTGTTTTTGAGGCGGAAGTCGACACTGAAGATCGACGAATCGGAATGGGTTTGGCGATCAAGTTGGCGCTGAGTCAGAAAATCAACCTGAGCGGCTCCAACCTGCGCGGCTCCAACCTGCGCGGCTCCGACCTGAGCGGCTCCGACCTGCGCGGCTCCAACCTGCAACCGATCAAGGATGATATATGGGCGATGTTGTGTTATGCGCCGCGGGAAGTCCCTGCGTTAATTGAAGCGTTGAAGGGCGGACGACTTATCAGAAAACCATTGAAAGGGTTCAATCGTGAAGAAATGGGAGACGATCGCGGACATTCCGTTGTCAGCTTGGTTCCGGTTCAAAACACGACCGAACAATCTGCATCCAATTCAGCAAATCAGTCTGCAATATGCGGGCACGCCGATGCCTGGACTTGCACTCAAAGCCGGGCCGGCGGTGAATATCGACGGTCAATGGTGGCGCCCGCAAGAAATGGAATCGGTGTTCGAAGTCTCGCTTGATTGCGAGCACTGGACCGCATGTACTGGCGAGATCGGCGGCGGTGCCGACGTAGACCGTCTGGCCTCCTTCGTCGACAAGGGGCTGAATCAGGCACGACTGGCTTTTGATGAACAGCGGACCAGAATCGACGGTTTGCAAAAGCAGATCGACGAGCTTTTGAAGTCTGCGAACGAGGCGAAGACGGCAGCCGGAAAGAAAACTTGACGCCTGATTTTGAGGCGGTATGATCTGCCTCGGTGAGACGGTTGGAATCTGAGGACGCGCGGAAAGGCCGGGGGTGAAAATCTCCGGCCTTTTCGTTTGACGCCATCGGACGTTATCCTGTTCGCAAATCCTTCAACGGAGTGCGAGCGAATGGCAGAACAACGACCGGGCATCCTTGCGCGGATCCTGAATTGGGGCGTGGCTGGCTCAAATAAGCCGGCTCCGACAGCGATCGTCAAGGGGCCGACAGTCCAGAGCAGTCCGACTGGCGCGAAGTCGGTCGCCGATCTGATCGAGCCGAATCAGGAATCAAAAGCGTTCGGCGAACGTGTCGAAGAAATGAACACGGATTATCAGATCGCGTTTTCAAACTTCGTCATTGCGGCCAACGTCGCCGCAGTCCAGGTCTCGATCAGCGTTGAGAACGGCGACGGCCAGAAGTCGAACACGCTGCAACAGAAGCTTCAAAAACTGTGGGAGCGGTCTGTAACGTCGATGATGCCGTCGGTTGGTTTCGGACGGGTCGCCTTCGAGAAGGGGTATCAGTTCGACGCAGCGGGCCCGGTGACGTACATCGACAAGCTTGAACCGATGGAATATCAGGACTCAAAATTGAGGTTGACTGAGGATCACAAATTCAACGGATTCATGGTCAAGGTTTCCGACGACAAATGGATGCCGGTCGAGCGACAGAACGCATGGTGGCTGACGATCAACGCGACCGCGAAGAATCCTCACGGGATCTCGCATTACAAGGGGGCCGTCGAAAAGGCATGGGAAAACAAGTGCTACTCGATGCACAACCGCAAGACCTATGTCAGGCGTTTTGCGATCCGTGGCGGTGTGATGAGGGGTCCGGAAACTGTCGTCGATGAACGGACAGGCCAGCAGGTGAGCGGTGCTGAACGGGCACTGGCTGCGCTGGAAGCTCTCTATTCCGGTGGGACGTTTTACGCTTCAAACGAACCGCATCATGACCAGCGGTTTGCCGACAAGGGCGAATACGAATGGATGTTCGACGAAGCGAACACGACTGACCTTGACCCCACGCCAATTTTGAACGTCATTGAAAAAGACGACGTGGCAATTTTGCGGGCGTTCGGAATTCCAGAGAAGACCGTTATCGAGGGGGAAGCGGTCGGTTCGTTCGCGATGGTCTCTGAACAGATGATGACTCTGTTCGCGCTCGTGGATTCGTTCGTCAGTCAATGGGTCGAATCGTTTCAATCGTACGTTGTCGAACCGTCGCGCGAACTGAACTATGGGACCGGGCCGGGGCCGACGTTCACAATTCACGCGGTAAAGTTGTCGAATCGGCCGGATTCGTTCGTCGTTCAGTTGGTAGAGGCCTTGGCAGCCAATCCTCAGTTCTCAACCGTGCTGCTGTCGGGCGGCGTGGACTTGCGCGACATGCTTTCGAAATTGGGGATCCCGGTCAGCACTGACTTTGAAACGATCGCGAAACAAGTCGCCGCGAGGTTCCTTGCAACGCAGGGCGCGATGGCAGCCGCGCCGTCTGCAGGTGGTGCAGGCGCTGCTGGAGAGCCTGGAACAAGCCCGCCTGCGGTTCCGGCTGAGTTCGCGAACTTCTCGACGTTGCAGTTGAACCGGGCTTTCGCGGCGACGTCGAAGATTCAACAGGCGTTCATTGACGGGACTGATTCGGAAACCGTCGCACGTATCAAGCTGAAGTCGATCGGCTGGTCCCAAGATAACGTCGACAAACTGATTGCCGACGCGTCAGACGGGAAAGTCGATGAACCGCCGATCGCGATGCGGAATCTGATCCAGGGGCAAAAGATCGAGTTCCAAAACTTCCTTGCAGAACTCGTAAAAAAAAAGTCCCAACAGAGTTGATTCGGAGAGCGATTGACGCGGTTGAACTCAACTCAGGCGGCCTTTGCTTCACGAACTCGTTGAAGATCCTGGCGAATGCGATCGAGCCAGCCAGCACGCAAAAAGAACTGGCCGGCGCTCCGAACGTGCCCAATTGGGAAGTCTTCGCCGATCGAGCGGTCGAGATTGCGCACGAACTGTTTGACAAACTGGAAGCGGCGCTCGCGAAAGAAGCTCCGCTTGCCGAACTGGAAGAGATTCGCAAGCAGATCGAGCAACTTGGGAACATCGTGCGAGTTGCCGGGCTGGTCATGGGGTACATGGCTCCGTTCAAGCCGAAGCGCCGCAAGACAGGGTTGATTGCATTCGGGCCGACGGTCCCGGCAGCCGAAGTCAAAAGCGTGTTCCCCTGGATTCAGACGGCGATTGATTTTCTATCGTCGAAAGAGGTCGTGAAGGCTTCGGAGTTCGCAGGTCTATCGATCGACCAGCAACAGGCGGCCTTCACGGCGCCCGGCATGGAAGATCGAGACGAGTTGAAGAATCTTCGGGACGAAATCGCCAAGGGGCAGAATCAGGAAGCCGGCGGGGAAAGCCTGGCAGACTTCCGAAAGCGGATTGGAAACGATCTCGCTTTGACAAGGGCCCAAACGGAAACGGTGTTTCGAACGAACGTAAAACAGGGCTACGTCACCGGCTTTGACAAGGGACTGAAGTCAGATTTCGTATCGGAACTTTTCCCGGCAGTCATGTTCAGCGCAACGCGCGACAATCGCGTCAGGGACACGCATTTCGAGCTTGATGGATTCATCACATTGAGAACCGACCCGGCCTACAAAGTTCTCCTGCGAGCGCTCAAGGATTTCGGATGTCGTTGTTCCCCAATTCCAATGACATTGGACCAAGCGGAAGCGGCCGGCGGGTTGAAGACAATCTCGGATCTTCGAACCTACTATCCGGATGTCATGGCGAAATACGGACAGGGGCTTTAGAATTGTCTCGGGGCGCACTGACTGCAGCCGCCTGATGGGAAACCATTGCCGACAATCTGTTGGCCGCGCAGAATGGCCCGCTCAAGTCGCCTTTAGGCTTGGCGGGTATTTTCTTTTGATCCGAACGGCTGTTCATGCGTTAAATGAGCAGTGACCATTGGTCGCTCGGCAGGCTCACGTTACTCGTCTGGACAACGATCCTTGAGCCTGCCGTATTCTGTCACATTCTCAATTCCCTACTTCAATCATGACCGCCGAATACCTTTCCCGTGAAGACGAACTGGCATTGATTGTTCGAGCCAAGACTGGCGACAAGGCCGCCATTGAGGCACTGCTTGATAATTTTGCAGGGTGTCTCCACAAAATGGCTGGAATCTGGCATCGAAAATACGTTTTCGGGCAATGTGAATACGAGGATTGCTTTCAGGCCGCATGCATGGGAGTGATGAAGGCCATTGACAAGTTCGACGTTGCATCAGGAAATGCACTGATGACTTTGTCATATATTCTGATCCGGCAATCACTGCAGGAAATGCAGAAGACAATGGATGTCATAAGGCGTCCCCGTCATTCACGGCGACGAACGACATCGTTAAACGTTTCCGTCGAAGATGGAGCATCTGAACTACAAGACATTTGTGCCGTCGCTCCGCACGTGGATGTATCCAGTCGACTCACGAGGGAAGACGAGCACGCCAAGGCAGAATCTCTTTTGCGATATTTGACTACCCGTGAACGCGCCATAATGCTGCTGCATTACGGCGGCTCAACTTTTGAGGAGATTGCGTCGCAATTCGGAGTGACCAAACAGCGAATCCATCAAGTCATCAGCAAGTCACTGCATAAACTGAAGAAGATCGCGTATTCGCTTGGCATCACGGATGACGACGGCAGGTTAAGGCGATCTTCTACTTCGTGCCCGCACTGCCACGGAGACGACATAGAACGCATCTCAAATGATCAGCGCGAATTCCGCTGCAATGAGTGCGATAAACAGTTTCTCCCAGCTTCATGTAAGCGGCCTCGTCGCATCAGGCTCGAAGAGAGCGTTTCCTCGGAAGGGTGCCCGAAATGCGGAAGCCTGGATATTGTTAAAAGAGGATTCGACCCAAGAGGCAAACAACGTATTCGATGCAAGAAATGCTGGTCATCATCAATCCCGTCTCAACTGCTGACGTTTGGTAATCACCGCACGTACGATGATGTTGAACCATTCTTTTCGCAGAAACTCCATGACTATGAGATTTGCGAAATACTGAAAATGAATGCTCGTGACGTAGCTGCATTTCGCAGGGAGTACGAATCGTCTCATGGCGCTACGCTTTGTCCATGCGGGCGGAGAATGACTCACCGAGGCTTCTGCGAATACCGCCTCAACCGCAGTCCAAAATGCGTCAAGAAACGATTGCTTGCGATGACGATTGGGGACGGCCGCAAGTATCTTGAAGTTGTCGCCATGAAGAAAAGGAAAACCAAGAAGACGACTTCAGCGGTTGCATCCACGTTGGCATCGAAATCCACCGTCCTTTCTGGGGAGGCTCTGCGAGTCATGGCTTCCGTTATCGCTGCGTTTGCGAGGTGAGTGATGGCCAAGAAACCACAAAATCCGTGGACTCCAGAGGAAGATGATTTCATCAAAGAAAACATCGACACCCCTTGGACCATTGTCGCCGGACAACTTGGGAGAACCGTTTTTTCGGTGAGGTCGCGGTGCGCCAGAATTCGAGCAGTCAAGGCCACCGCGTCAAGGCTCATGGGGCACTCCGATGTGGAATTAAAGAGGCTGCATTCATTCGGGATGTCCAATAAAGAAATCGCCGCTAAGCTTGATGTCACTGGCGAATGCATACGAAAGGGCCTGAGGAGACTTGGACTGCAATCGAATGAACGTGACTTCTCGTCAGCCAATGGTATTCGCGCGGTGACCATGAAATCCGTCTACGGCGTTGAAAACGTCACTCAACTCAATGCTAAGAAACAGGACGAACTTGCGAAATCTCTTGGATGGCCATCAATTGGTGTGGCCTGCATTGAGATTCTGGAAATTCTCTATACGAATCCGCTCATGACGGCACTTCAACTTAATGCAATCCGAGGTACCGGAACGGCAGCGTATAGTCACTTGAAGCGACTTCAACGGCATGGGCTTGTGATCCAAAGTCCACGACTTTCCGTTGATGGATACAAGGCGACTTGTGTTTACTCGTTATCCACTTCCGCGATTGAAATGAAACAGAAGTTTTTGAGGAACAGAAATGCAACGCAATGAAGTCATCATTCAAGTCACGAACCCCAACGCAGAGCGACTGCGAAAACTCGTCCAAGAGAAACTAACCGACGACCGTATGGGAAAGATCGTCGAGCAGTTAGCGAAGAAGGCGGAAGAAGGAAACGTCAAGGCCCTGGATTACCTGCTGAACATCGGCGGATTCATGCCATCAGCACCGAAGACAATCACCGTCAACCAATACTATGCCGATGGCCGTATGGTTCAGCAGTTGACGGAAGAGGATGGAACACCAATTTAGATAGATTCCGAAACGTGAGCCTTTCGGGATTTGGTGAGGGCGTATTGGCGAGGTCAACTTGAAGTGTTTCCAGGGCGACAATCGGGACCTTCGAAGGAAGAGTCGGAACGAATCGCCGAATACCGATCGTGAAACGGGAATCCCCGTTTCGGCCGTGGACTGCGAACGGCATAGCGTGAAATCCTGAGTTCATTTATGATTCCCGCATGCCGGGGCCGTTCGCGCCCCAAAATCAGAAATCCTTTTGGGGGAGAAATGTCATGAAATGGCGACAAGTGGCGACGGCGTTTTGCATCTTGGCTCTATGCGTATCAGATGTCTTCGCAGGCAAGCCGACGATTCGAACGGATGAGTCGATCACGGCGGTCCTGGCTGGTGCGATCACAACGACGAACCCGACGTTCACGATCGACTATTACGATCTGAACAGCAGCAGCGATAAGAGTGCGGCCGGCTCATTGACAGGCGTCACCGTTAAAACGCTCTTGTCGGCAGGCGCTGCGCCTCTGACGGTGCAATCGATCTCAATCTGCAACATCGATACGGCGCCGGTGACAGTCACTGTGAAGCGCGTTGCGTCCGATACGACGGCAACAACGATGGCGATAGTGATACTCCAGGTGAACGACCTGTTGACGCTCAGTGAATCAGGGGTCAAGGTCACAGACTCTGCCGGGCAGGTCAAAAACGGCGGCGGGACGGCGGTTACTCCAACGTCGATCCCGGTCCACGAATGGCGCAAAACCGATGGCGTTACGGTCAATCCTGTCACTGCGGCCACGACTAATTTCGGGGTCGTGTACGGAACCGATGGGACTGATTTTCCGCATTTGGAAACGATCGATTCCAAGGCGGCGACAACGGCGGTTGTCTCACGAGTCGTCGTCAAGCTTCCAGCAAATTACGTCGCGGGTTCCGCGGTCACAATTCGAGCACGCTGCGGGATGAAAACGACGGTGGCCAGCAACACGGCGGCGACAACGATCGACTTCAACGCCTATTCAAATTTGGGAATTGCGAACACTGGTTCGGCTGACTTGGTCACGACAAGCGCGCAATCGATCAACAGTTTGACTGCGGCCGATTATGACTTCGTCGTCACTCCGACGAACTTAGTTGCCGGTCAGGATCTGCATTTGAAAATGACTCTGACGGTCACAGACGCTGCGACGGGAACAGCGGTGATTGGAACAGTGAATCACGTCGAGATTTTGACGACGACATATCGATAGTTCGCGCAACCTGCTGGTTCGCTTTCTGCGCGATGCGGAGGCCCTGACGGGCTAGCGCGACGGGAAGGCCGGGTTCGTTGCCCGGCCTTTTTCATTCACTCTTGCGGGAGACGAAAGTCATGTCTTGGTCAGTGCGATTGATTGGAACGCCGGAAGCGGTCGCTAAGGCGTTGGAAGAGGAAGAGGCTAAACTGTCAGGGCAAAGCCTGATCGAGTTCAGGGACGCGAAGCCATCGCTCCAGATGTTGATTATGCAGAACTTCGACAACGCGCCCGGCGCGAAACCGCAGTTGTTGAAGCTGACTGCAAGCGGAAGTGGATATACGAAACAGGTCAGCGGGCCAAGCGGAGGCACGCAGGTTGAGCAGGTCAATCGCAGTTGCAACGTGTCGTTGGAATCGTTGGGAGCGGTCCTGACATAGCGCTGGCGGGAACTGGCGAGCAGATCGAAAAGACGTCGGGAAACTGGCGTCTTTTTTCTTTTAAATAAAATGTACAAATCCGAACGGATTACTGTTGCACTGCCGAATGGTCGATGGTATCTTTGTCTTATCAATCGCGGACGTCGCGATTATCTGAAAACCCTGGACGACAGGAAGGCCGACAAATGGCAAGCAGTTTCATTCGGGTGACGTATTGGCGTGGAACTCGGCAGTGTGAAGGCCGGGCGACGACTTATCGCGGTGCGATGCGAATTGCCGCCCGCAACCAGAACGCCTATGGCCCGCAGTTCTATGCCGCCGATGGCGAAAAACTATTGGACGACGGGAACGGTCTGATGCGCGAGAGCGTTGCCGACTCCGGCAAGCTGGTGTACGAGTTCTGAGTTCACTGCGTCGAAATAGAAGGAATCTGACCAATGTCTCTCAAAGCAATCGTCGAAATCACCGGCAGCGATCCGAATGGACTCCGCATAGAGTGCGAGCAATACTGCCGCGAATTCCTCGTGGGAGAACCTGACACGGTCGAACAGATCGAACTCGATGACATCGCAGATTACCTGTTGGAACAATATCTCGACGAAATTGATCGAGAAACGACCGGGGCGGACAGACTGTCGGTTTCCGTCGTCCATGAAGATTGAACGCAGCATTACTCGTAATCCATCAGAAGGCCACAAATCATGGAAGCAATCCGATACCGTCACAGAGTCAATCACGCCTGGTCCGTCGCCGTCACAGCGGGCCGCTTCGGTGCCGACTCTCAATTCACAGTCTCAGGTGAGGGGAATCCAATCTGCGAATCAGGCTTGCTGCTGATGTCGCTCTCGATCGCGCCGGACGGTTGGGAAGAAATAGTTTGATCCGCCGGCCAAAGTCTTTCGTTAGGGAGAAATCATGTTGACATCGACCGCACGATTGAAGCATCCCGTCGCAGTTCCAAGTTTGAACCTGCTTTTTGTGAGTCCATCAAGGGCCGGGGAGTTCGGCGTTGAATTGGCCTTCAACTCGCCGAAGCTCTGGCAGGTCAGGACAGGTTTCATGCAGGGGACGATCATCAAGGAAACGGATCTTGACTTCTCAGTTGAGGCGATCGAGGACGGAATGCGGCCTTGTTCTCAATGCGGGCGACTGTTCAAATCGTCGCATGCGTTCTCGCACTGCGAGGATCATCAGATGCAGTTCAATCCGTTGCTCTCAGTTGTGGAATGATCCAATGTCGAAGCCAAAGGTTTCAGAAGAACAACGAGTGCAGGCAGCCTTCGACATCCTTCAGGACTGCGGTTGGATGCCGGTCGGCGTTGTCGCGTCAACCTCGTTCCCATCAAGCAGCGGGCGCCATCGATTTCAGAAAATGGACTGGTTCGCAACGGTCGGGCCGCGGACGGTGAACTTCTACCGGAACGGCCGGCATCTCGGACCGCTCGATATGGTGCAAGTGAAGACTGCGGACGTTGACGGAATCAGGCGATTGGCAACCGAGAAGGGCCGAAGCGATACCGTGTAAGTTCCAACGGTTGAAGTTCAGACTCAATTCTGTAAAGTGGTGAGCGACCCTGCTAGGTCCATAAGACAAAACGAAAATGCCTTTGGGCATGCGCAGGGCGCGGCGAATCTCCTAGCAGGGTCAGCCGCGCCCTGTCGTTTTTTATGGAGTCGATCATGTCTGAACTGTCGTTGACGCTTGAGCAATGTGAAGCGGAAATTGAAAAGGCACATGCTGCGATGCTGCCGCATTTCGTCACGGTCGGGATTCATTTGATGACGATTCGTGACAACGATCTCTACAAAAAGACGCACGAAACGTTCGAGGAATACGTCAAGGAGCGATGGAACTTTTCGAGGTCTCATGCCTACAACTTCATCTCCGGCGCGAAAGTCGTCGCGAATTTGTCCACCACTGAAGACAAAAAGTCACTCAGTAAATTATCAAGGCGTCAAGCTCTGGAGATAGGAAAAACGTCTGACGATCCAAAAATACAAACTGAGGTTTTCGATACGGCCCTGACCGTCGCGCCGGTTGAAGAAATGAATCCGGGCGTGATCCGAAAGGCAGCGGACATCGTTAAGAGGCCGCGGACCGTGCAAGACATGCTTGCCGAGAAGCGGGCCTTGAATCAGCCGACAGCGGAAACAGTGGCTCTGGATGAAGCGGTGGAAGCATGCGTGAAGACGCTGAACAAACTCCGTCGGCAATTGGGTGATGCTAAAATCGCTTTGGCAGAGAAGATCAAAGCGGCTGGCTCAAAGATGGCGACTATGCAAAAACGGCTTGAACAAAAGTTGAACGCAGTCAGTGAGGATTCGGTCGATCTAATCGCGGCTCTGGCAGAGTTTGAGAAGTCCTGGAAGTCGAACCGTAAACAGGTCGACGATCTTCAATAGGGGAGAATCATGCCGAGATTTCATTTTACAATTCAAAGCACGGACAAAGATCCAGTGTGCCCGGAGAAAGGTCGATTCGACGTGACGGGCCATATTTGGGGCACGAGCGCTGATGAAGTCTCAAGGAAGTTAGCCTCATGTTGTGTTGCCGACGGGAATCATAGGATTGAGATCGAAGGGGAACGGAAAGGACGGAAGCCACAAACATACGTCTTCTCATGTTTCAATCCGGCGCCGGTGCGATCCCTGTTTGATCTGAAAAAGAAACCGCGAACGAAGTCGATTTAATCGCAATCATGGGAAGGCACTAGAAAGCAGGTCGACGAATGACGCGAAGATGCCCAAGCTGCAATTCATCTCGAATCGAATCCGACGGGGAGTACGTTGAGCCAATGCTGAATTCGGAGCTTGCTCCAGGCTTCGGAACGTATGTTCAATGGTTCACATGCACGGACTGCGGCCGACAGTGGAGCGATTCGCACGCAGAAGAATCCGGAGATGATGACTGCATTAGTTTTACGGCATTCTTCGCTGGAGCAGTTGTTATCTTAGCGCTCGTGGCTATGTCTCTAATGGTGCTTGTATATTTCGCATGAAAACATCAATTTCAAATAATTCCTGAAAATTCAGGATAAGTGTCTTGCCCCATAATTCAAGTTCGCTATTATATCCCCTGTTGCGAGTTCACCAGACACGAAAAACGGGAGACAGGGAAATGACGATCAACCAGAACAAAATGATCGCGATCAAGACGGAAATGAGAAAAGCCGAACAGGCGACACTGGCCATCGGCGGCAGCGTGGAAGCCTTGCAGGCGACCGAATGGTATCGCGACCGGGTCGCTCAGATCGAAGCGATCTACGCGGAGTAATCCAAGACGATGATTCAAGGCCGGGGACGACAAACCCGGCCTTTGTTTATTTAGGGAGCATGGCCGATGTCGAAAAACAAAAAGACGCCGGGGAATTTGGTCACAAAGCAAATCCCATTTCCAGCGAGTTGGCTTGAGCGAATCGACAAGGCGCGTGCTGAAGGCGAGTCTTTTTCGGCATTCGTGCGAAGGTGCGTTGCGGCAAACATCGATACCGCAGGTCTTGAGGAAGTGCGATGGGGCGGCCCAAGAGAATCAGCAGGCCGCCCGGCGAATAAGTGACGTTTGATTGTGTTGATGGGTTTCACTTTTTTGAAAGCAGAACTATGTCGAGAAAACTTGGAAGGCGTGCTCCGAAGAAATCGCCAGCACTGCGGTTCAGCCAATTCTGGAGCGGAGCCGTGCCGGACCATCCGGACGCCGTTGACTATTTGGCGCGGTTGCAGAACTGGCAGATGCTCGGGAACAATGACTTTGGCGATTGCGTCGCCGTTGCCGCGGCGAATCTGCGGCGCCTGATCTCGTCTCAGTTGGGGCTCGAAGACTACCCAACGCAGGACGAAGTCTTCGCGCTCTATCGGACGCAGAACCCGAACTTTCAGCCGAACCCAAATCGGCCGGTCGAGGACAACGGCATGGATATTCAAACCATGCTTGAATACTGGCACGGGAACGAATGGAGCGGCACAAAAGTCGTTGCGTTCGCCGCGGTCGATCCGACGAACCTTGCTGAACTGAAGGCGGCAATTGCGATCTTCGGCGGCGTTCTCCCTGGGGTGTTGGTGACGCAGGCGAACGATCAAGAGTTCAGCAACGGCCAGCCGTGGGACTTCGTGAAGCGGTCCAGGACGCTCGGCGGGCACTGCATTCTCGGCGGCGGGTATCAGTCGACGACATCGGGGGCGATGCGCTTCATCACGTGGGCGAAGGAAACGCAGTTCACGGAAGCGTTCATCGCGCATCAGTTTGAAGAATGCTGGATTCCGATTTTCCCCGAACATCTCGGGACGAAGTCGTTTCAGCAGGGCGTTGATTTGCTGGCGCTGGCGGCGGCGTATCGGGACTTGACAGGGAAGCCATTGCCTGTCCCAACGCCGGTTCCGGTGCCTGATCCTGTACCGGTTCCTTCGGGCGCATGGGTGATCGAGTCACAGACTGATTCTCAAATCGTGCTCAACAGAATTCCGGCGCCGTCTGGAATGGGTGAGGAGTCCGTTCAGTGCGGGCTCTCGCCGAACAGCGAATCGGCAGGCGTTCGGAATTATCCAGCGTTTCCGCGTGGCCGGGCCGGAGATGACTATCGGCGCTCGTGATCCGAAAGGCGCTGACTACTTGGCTCATTATGACTCGACCGTCCCGCAAGGGCGAACACTCATGGATAAGACGGGGAGCGAGGCCAGCGCGCGGCGTGCAGGGGCTGGACACAGAAGATCGATCCTGTGAGCGACAAAATCAGCAAGACCAAAGCCGCCAGAAAGTCGAACGGTAATGAGCCAAGTAAGTCGGTGAACCGCAATAACCGTGGTTCGGCGTCCGGGTGGGAAACTGCCCGGACATGACTTTTCTTTTCGGAGTGATGATGTCAACTAAATATCGCGGAACAGGAAGTAACGAAGATGTTCTTATCGACGGCAACCCGGTCACGATCATCAATTTAACCGTGCCGTGGGTGCAGTGCTGTTTGTGCGGGATCGACTGTCCATCAACGCACGGTGTTCCGGTTTCCGGCCTTTTTCATTTCCAAGCGGCGAAATAGAATCCCTGTTGAAACAATTCGTCCCCCTGGAGATTCAGATCATGGAAAAAGCAATTGCTGACGTTCTGTTCGGTTTCTTCTTCGGCCTCGGTTTCGCGCTGGCCGGCGCGGTGATTTCGTTTATCGGAGCGATCATCAGCCGCGGGTATCCGCCGAGAACATGACGGCGCGTCCGGCGTTGTGTTTTCCAATACGCCAAAAGAGGTTAAGCTATTCGCGAAGGCACACAACCTTTGCGGGGCGCGACGATGGTCGGAATTCAATGTCCAAAATGCGGGGGCCGGGCGAGAGACGTGCGAGACACGGATCCGCTTGAATCGTCCATTCGTCGCTATCGAATCTGCACCTGCGGGCGCTCGGTCTCGACAACTGAAGTCCCGACATCCTATCTCAAGAATCTGATCCGCCTGGCAAATGGAATCGGCAACGGTTCTGGCGTGAGCGTTGGAAGCGGCCAGCGCTGAACGTTCCAAGGCGTAGGATTGGTTCTTTCAGAAAACGCATCTGTGCGCGTTCTGCGCTTGCTGGCCTTCGTTTGGCGCGTATCCTCTCCCGCAATGGCTCAGGGAGTGGATCGGATGCCAACTGCGGAACGACGACGACTGAAGCGGCAAAACAAGCGCGACGAAAAGCGTGCGATCAAGCTGCATTCAACGGTCGCCGTCGGGCATCGCATGCCGACTCCGGAACCGCCCGACTTCGGTCCGCCAAAATGGACGCCTGAAGAACAGGCCGCGAATCCGGATAAGCCGATGACGCGGGTCATCAAGGACGTCTTGCGAGAGGGGCGGTGGAAAGAGGGATTCGACGAACTCGGGCGGCCGATATTTGGCGATTACACGCCGGAAGAACTCGGCATCATTTTGAATAACGCCATCGCCATGATGAATGACGGTGAGGCGATTAACTATGGAAAGTCGCACGGCGACGATCAACTCATCATCCCGACGGACGAATTGATTTCTCCAGTCGATGACATTCGTCTGGCCAATGGTGTGATTTGGACTTCAACCTATGTCACTCCGGCGCAGGCTGCATATCTGCTGAATCCGGCGATGAAAGTTTCTGCCGGTCTCCACCGGGATTATTTGGCCGGGAGCGGAAAAGTTTACAAGGGCCGCACGATGCTGCATGTTGCAGTAACGGATCGGCCATCGGTCGGGCGACAGGGCCCGTTCATGTTGTTGTCGAATTATGTCGCGCTCGGGACGTGGGAATCGACGAAGAAACCAGTTGAAGTTCCCAAGCCCGAAGTGAAACCGGATGCCGCAAGTTCAAAAGTCGCTCCGGTTGCGAAGCCAGCAAAGGTCATCGCGAGGCCAGTCCGGAAGTTCGCGAAACGGAAGTTCATTCGTCCGAAGTTTAAGTTCAAAAGTCGGATGCGACCTATCGCATTGGCAAACAATCTCCAGGGGGGACTTTCGATGGATCCGACCATTCTCGAAGCGATCAATTTTTTCCTGCAGCAACTCGGCATTGAACCGATCCCCGATGGGATGCCACCGGAACAGGTAGGCCCGCTTCTCAAAGGTATTGCGATGGCATTGGGCGCATCGTCTGCGGAAGAAACCGCTGAAGGTGAAGCGAACGGCGCCGGAACTGGAACCGCCGCCGACTTGGGGCTTCCCGGCGCTGGCGGCGCGGCTCCAGCACCGATGGCGATGGCGAATCTGCTGAAGCAGGTTGACAAGCGCATTGCCGACGGAATCACAGCGGGGCTGAAACCGATGCAGGATGGAATCAACGCTTTGACTGCAGCTGTCAGCGGCAAACAAGCCATCGAGGTCAACGACAAAAAGGCCAAGTACATTGCTTTCCGCAATGCGCTCGGCAAGGCTGGCGTGACCGAAGCGGTCCTGGCGACAAAGGATAAGTTCGCAGAAAAAACCGACTGGGACACGGACATCCTGGAAGGGTTGCATCCGACGATCAAGCTGTCGAACTTTGTCAGCGCGGCCGGCGCGACGGAAACGAAGCCCGAAGACAAGCCGGCGAACGCTCCATTGTCCGACGAAGAAGTTCAGGCGCGAATCATCGCCCGGGGCGGCAATCCAGCGAATATGCCCGGGTACAAGGCCAAGGTTTGAGGATGTCAGGCCGTGCGGTTTAGTCGCGGCCTTTGAATCGCGAAAACGCAGGCTAATTACCGGCGTGATTCCCGCATCATCGTGGCAAGGGCCGCGACTTAATCCGCACGAGAGTTTTCCTTGAGGAGGTCGATAGATCATGGCGCAAAAGCCTGGACAACGAATCATCGACGCGGGAACGACTCCCCGTCAAATTCTGATGTCAACGCACGATTGCGTTGAACTGCCCGGCCCGATTTGGATCGACGGTACGAACTCGGCGGACGGCTCGAATACCGGGCGGGTCGATGAGATTCGCGCCGGCTGGCTGATGGCACAGATCACAGTCGGCCAAAAGTGGGTTCCGTGCAAGCGGACGATTGCTCACGGCGCCGGGTCGAGTGCAACAGCGCTGATCGTCGACAATGCGGCGGCGTTCGTCGTCGGCGAGACGTTGCAGATCGGCTCAACGACAGGAATCATTTCCGCGATCAACTTCGCGACGAACACGATCACGTTGACCGCAGCGAAGTCATGGTCCGACAACGACGTGGTCTACACAATCACGTTCAAGGACGGCTCGACGTCGGCGGCCGGTTGCGAAATCGCTCGTGCGGTGCTGCTGGAAAGCGTGCGCTTGCTCAGTGATATCCCCTACGAAACGACGCAGCAGGACAAGGAAGGCGTGCTGGTTTCGAGGGCCTACATCGACTCGACGATGGTCCTTGGCGACAAGTCGGCGATTCTCGCGGCGACGAATTATTTGGCTCATATCATGTGGTCGGACCAGCAACAGGCGGTTTGACGTGGCTCAATAAGTCGGGACCTCATTACTCCCGGCTGGTTCTCTCAACGTGTCGGCCTTCGGGGGGCCGCAACAAATTTCGGAACTTGTTGCTTCCTTCAGGGGGTTCAGATCATGGGCGAGAGTTTTCAAACGATGCTTGACTTCCGAGAGTTGAGCGAAACATACCGTTCGGCTCCGACTCTCCAGGGGACGCCGTTCACCGATAACTTTTTCTCGAATCCGCAGCCGACGACGGCGGATGAGATCGAGGTCTATCGGATTCAGGTCATCAACAAGCCGGCTCCTGGAAACACGCGGGGTTCGAATCCGCGGCAGTTTCAAAGTCCGTCAATGGACAAGATCCTTTACGCGCTCTTTTATTCGTTCAACGAATTGGAGATCCGTGAAAAGTGTCTGAAGTTCCTGATGGCCACGGATCCCGACATCCAGAGAATCGGGCGTGAGATCCTGGACGAACAACTTGCTTCGGCCGGGACGCAGCAGAAGCTTTTCCGTGAGGTCGTGCTGCAGCAAATCTTCACCAGCGGTCGCGTCAACTTGGCGGCCAACGGTGAAATCCTTGTTCCGTCGATTGATGCGGCGACCGGTGTCATTACCGACAATGCAGAAACGCAGCAGTCGATCGACTTCGGGATCCCCGATACTCGACGCGGCGATTGTGACGACAAGTTCGGCACGGCCGGCGGCGGGTTCTGGGACGCTGCCGATACGTTGATTTTCCAGCAACTGGCCAATGCCAGAGATGCTGCGCTGAAGGCAGGGTCAATGCCGTTCACGACAGTTTGGCTGAACAAACTGCGTGCTCCGGCGCTCATCAACAACACGCAGTTCAAGCTCTATGCAGCGAACAACAACGTCCGCAATGAAGCGGTCCTGCAAGGTGGCGGGGTCGATAACCTGTGGGGCTTCAACTTCAAATTCCTGGAAGGCTATTGGACGGACAAGAACGGCGTTCAGCGGCCGATCATTCCGTTGCGCGGTGCGATCCTTTCACCGGACGGCGACAACTGGTATCGCAAGAAAGAGGGAACCGAGATGATCCCGACGCAGGTTGGAATCATGTCGGACTTCGAAGCCGGCTTGCGAGCACGGAAGGCTGTCGTCGGGATGTTCGCATTCGCTCAAGCGAGGGCAACGCCGCTTCTGAAACTGTCGCAGTACTACGGTGACAACTTTGGCGTCGGCTTCCCTGATCCAAAGGTTCTCTGGTTCCCGACTGTCTTCAGCGCCTGATCGCACGAAACAACCTTTCGAGAAGAACCCGGCGATTCGGCTTTGCGCCGGTCGCCGGGTTCATAATTTTGCGTGGTGAATCATGTCGAACGAATTCTGCAGTGCTGAAGACGTTCGCAGGCGTCTCACGGCGGCCGGATACAAGTTCTGTGCTGACCTGGACTCAAGCGGCGCGGTCAGCACGGCGGAAACTGCGGACACGATCACTCCGGCAATCCAGTACGCGGGGAACCTTTGCGATGCGTGCGTGCTACGCGCTGGTTGCTCGATTGCACAAGCGAGAGGTTCCGGAAATCAATGGCTTCGTGATCGAGCGATTGACGTTGCGGCTTACAGAGTCTCGACGACAGGGGGCCGCGGTCAGATCGCATCGCTGAAGGACGACTACGATGCGGCAGTAAAAATGCTCGCACAGACGACGAAGATCCCCGGATTGCAGTTCAATTATCCGCTTCATCAATCGAGATCGGCACGGGGTCCAATTGCGCTGAACCCACGGTAAAACACAATGGTTGAAAAGATCGTTTCGAGTACGCTGGACGCCTGTTGGCGGGCTGTGGAAGTCTGGCCGGCTCTCAAGAATTCATTCGAACGAAAGTTCAAAAGTAACGACGATCTTTCGCAACTGGCAATTGCCGGTATCGGTCCCGGGGACATCGGCGTGAAGTCCGCAGCAGTGATTCAGCAGCAGCCTTTCAACGTCGTTCCGTCGAAGACTCAATCGTTGTCATGGCCGATCGCGATGAAGGTAGAGATTTACAAGAGGGCGGATCAGTACCGCCAAACTATGGATCAGTTGGAAGAGATCATTCGCGCATGGTTTGGCGCGAGGGAAGGAACGAGCACGGCGACGGTGATGGAATTGGCGACATGCGGACCGCCGAAGCAGATCCTTTCGTTCGCAGTTGTCTTCGCCAACATCCCGCAGGGGACAGGCGAGGGGACAACTCTTTTGCAGGTGTGTTACGGTTCGGCGATTGCCGTTTTTCAGGGCGAATTCAAAGTCTGATGGAGTCAAATCATGTCCGTTGAATGTCCTATTTTCGGCGATAAGTCCTACCTGACGCTTGCGAACGAAGCTGTCTTCGGCGTTCAGGACGGCAGTCCGGCCTATCGATACCTTCCGGTCCTGACATACGGTCTGGAGCTTCTGAGCGACCAACGGCAGCCGATGCCTTATACCGGCATGGCCGAAGAATTCGACAATATCATCGGTCAACAGCACGTTGCCGGAGCGATCTCAACGGCGCTATACGGTTGGCGGAACGGCGCCGATTCGACGAGTCTGGCCGAATACATCATGGCATGGGCGTTCACGGATCTCGAAACGCTGTGCAACCTGCCGTCGAAAACGGCTCAATGGGCGGAAGGGCCCGATGTCGCGAATAAGACGCATCTTGGGGTCACGATCAACGGCGCGACCTTGGCCGGGTCGGATGACAACGGATCGGCAATCACGCTGAACCTGGATACGCTTGGTTCGGATGAAGATCCATTGACGACCGCTCAAACGATTCCGTCGGATCTCGAACGGCTCAACGAATTCCTGTTCAGGGACTCGACGTTTTCGATCGGTGCCGACTCCGGTTCGTTGACGGCGATTGAACTCAAGGGGTTCACTTGGCAGCAGCAGCGTAACTTGACGCCGGTCTACAACGGCAGTCTGACGCCGCGGCGGTTCCGGCCTGGCAAGCCGAATGCGACGTTTGAATTCAATATCGAAAAGGCGGATGGAACTTGGGATGCGATCCGGCGCAGTGCGGTCTCGAACAACTATTACGGCCGGCTGATCCTGAAGGGGCTTCATAACGGGACCGGCGCGACGGGCGACTATGCGAAAGTGCAGATCGACTTTCCGAAGCTGTCGTTCAACGTTGCAAAGGATACTTGGGCTCGGTCTGGCCCGGCGCTCCAGGGGATCACGTTCCGGATTCAGAAGCCGACGACAACTGCGGCAAGTTTCGGTTTGACATGGTCTGAAGTCTGATTTGTCGAACAATTTCAGCATACTTTTCAAGGATTCTTCCAATGCCGACTCTGACGACTTCGTTCAAAATCGCGGTTGGTTCCAACATCGAAGAGGCGCGGACGGCGACGACAAACGAGCATGCGATCGAAACTGACATCGCGCTTGCCGGTGGAGACGCCGATATTGAGATTACCGAATCCTTTTCGCAGGCCGATCAGTCGACGGGCGAACTTTGGCTGATTTCGTCGGGTCAGGCGATTACGGTCAAAACGAATTCGTCGGGCGGAACCGATACGTTCGAAGTTCCTGCCGGCGGTGCAATCAAGGTTGCAGGATTGACGGATGACATCACTTCGCTGTTCGCCACGAACGGCAGCGAAACCGTTGATACGATTCTGAAACTGCGGGGCGTGCGCGACGCAACGCCTTGATGGAGTCTGACGCAGCGGACTTGTGAGAAGCCGACAGATTCCTTCGTGGCTGTCGGCTTCTTTCATTGAAAGAGATCGGCATGGGCGCCTCATTTCAAATCTCGACGCCGTTTGCGGCTCTGCAGCAGAAGCTGGAAACCGCGAAGCAGCAAATCCAGGATGACAAACAACAGTTGCTCCAGGCAATCGGGGTGACGATCCTGTCGCTGAATCAACTGGACTACCGAACGCTGTCGCGCGGCGGGACGGCATCTGACGGGCGGCGATGGGCGGCGCTGGATCCGAAGACGGTGAAGCGCAAGGCGTCCCGTGGCCGCGGCGAGGGCAGCAAGGCACGAACGGGAAGCGGAAAGGTTCTTCCGGTCGGGAACGTCTCAGCGATCGGAATCGATACCGGCTTGCAGTTTGCCAGCGGTTCGCCTGGATTCGATTCACCGGGCGGCGGGAATGTGTTCGAAGTCAGTCAGACGAACGTCAAAGTGGGGTACGGTCGCTCGTATTCGAAGTACTTCGACATGAAACGAAAGTTGATCCCCGATACACTGCCTGCGTCATGGCGGCAACTGTTGGAGTCAATTGTTGACCGCTGGTTACAAAACATCGTCGCGGGAACGATTTTGAAGGAATGAGCATGTTCACACTTGCGGGACCGGTTGTTGAAACGAATCGGGAGTTGGAATTCAAGATTGGAGAACAGGGTTTTACGTTGATTTTGCGACCTGTCACAGATGACGAGCGGACAAGGGATTCCGCTTTGGTGCAGCGGTTTTTCAACGAGGACAATCCGAAGCTGGCCGGGGACTGGTTCATTGCGAGGAACGAACTTCGCGCGTCATGCGTGATCGATTGGAAGGGAGTCCAAGATCCAGACGGAAAGCCGGTCAAGTTCACGCAGGCAGCTTTCAAACTGTTGCTCGGTGTCGACGGGGTCCGGGATGAAGTTATCGGGCCGATCAACAGGCACTTTGAAAAGCGGATTGATGCGGTGAAGTTGGGGGAGTCTCCGGCGCCGCCTACCGACTCTACGCCGGGCGGCTCGGTTCCGAAGAACTCCCCGAAATTGTCCGATGGTTCGCCCGACGTGTTGCAACCGGGGAACTTGCAGAGTTAATCAAATGGCCTCATCCGGAAGTCGTTCATTGGGACGCTGATCGGATCGATGAACTGTTGGCTTGCATGGATGGCTATAACGCGGCGCGTCTCGAAAGAATAAAGGCGGCGACGAATGGCTAACACGATCACAATCGATCTCGACGACTCCGGAGCAATCGGCGCTTTGGACGACATGATTAGCGATCTCCGCAACGCACAAACGGAGACGGAAGCGCTCGCCGAACGTGGTCAGGAAGTCGTCGAATCTCAGACGAAACAGATCGTCAACATTCAGAAGCAAGCGACCGAATTAAAAACATTCGCGAGCGAGGCGAACGCACAAACCAGCAAATCGGCAGAACACTTCGCCGTTGCTTCGGAGAACGCTGCAAAGGCTGGTTCGAAAGTTAATGACTTCGTCAACTCTGCTCATGAGGCGTCGGCGAGCCTCAATAGTCTCTCTCTCGGAATCGACGATTCATCCGGAAAAATCGGCCGCTTCAAGGGCGCTCTTGCCGGGACGGCTGCCGGGCTTCTGGCTCCGCTTTCCGGCTTGTGGGATTTGAAAAAGGAACTGCTGGCGCTGCCAATCATTGCCGGGATTACTGTCGGAAGTCTGGTCAAGGTTAAGGACAAGTCCGTCGACGTGGCTGAGACATCTCGGGATGCCGCAGAGAAAGTCGATAGTTGGTCTCTGGCTTTCTCCAGATTGAGTTTGAAAACGGCGACCGTCGCAGGCGGCGTGACGGCATTCATTGCGGTCGGAGCAAAGCTTGCTACGCAGGCCAAGGAAATCCGTGACGAAAACGAAAAGGCATCAGGCGGGTTCGATCAACTGAAAGGAGCCGCGGCTGGCGCCTCATACGCTCTACTGAGACCGTTTCAGGAAGCCGGTCCGGCAGCGAGGGACTTTGCCGGATACCTGAAAGGCGAGGCAATCGGCGCTATGGACCGTTTCCGCATTGCCGCTCTTGAGAAACTCGGAATCACGGAAACAGTTCTGAAAAATTCAGCCAAGGGATTGAAGGACTGGGGAGCATTTCTTGAGAGTTGGATCGACGAAGCTCGGGGCAATTTCGTCCGTTTTGAAAATTCTGCGGTGAAGGCTCTTGGATTCAAGGGCGACGATAATGCTGACCGGTACGTTGAAGAAGCGAAGGCACTTCGCGATTTGGCGGCCTGGCATGAAAAAATGAACAAGCAACGAGAAAAAGAACGTGCTGGATTCGCCGCTCTTGGCGAGGCCAATCGTGCCAACGATCAAGCGATGGCGAACTCTGCCAGAGCGAAGGAAATCGCTGAACTGAAAACGATCGGCCAAATTGAACGCGAAATCTACAAAGTCCGTGAATTGGCCGGGGTCCGGGCTCAGTCTGGAAAGATTTCTCCCGAAGAAGACGACGCTCACAAGAAACGGCTTCGGATGATCGAGGATCAGCAATCCACGGACCTGAAAAGCGCGAAGACGAAACAACAGCGGGCGAAGATTGAATCTGAGGCGGCCAAGGAAATCGCAAAAGAAGAGTCGGACTATATCTCCAAAATCGGGGAATTGAGAAATCGCGACTTGGCGGCGCTCGAACAACGCCGAACCCAAATTACCGAAGAAGAATCCAATAAGAGACTCGCCAAAGAAAAGGAAACGGCGGAATCCCTGAAGCGAGTTTTTCAAAGTCTGAACGACGAACGCAATGCTCAAGGCCATGCGACCGCGATCGACGAAGCGCGAGACAGCGGCGCATCGGAGCGCCGGCTTCACGAAATGCGATTGCAGTGGATTGATGAGGAAGCAGAAGCCCGGTCAGAAACCGCGAAGTCGGCCGACGAATTGGTAATCATCGAAGCCGAAGCGGAAAAGAAAAGAATCTCTGAGACAGAACAGTTTCGGCGCGATGAGATCAAGCGGACTGCGGAAGCCAAGATACGGTTCCAGCAGACGATCAAAGCTTTCGAGGACGCATCAAACGAAGTCCAGCAGGCTCGAATTGAATTCGCCGATCAGATGGAATTGCAGTCGCTTCAATTGAAGCTTGATAGTCAAAGGAACTTCGCGGCGAAGACGAAGGAAGAAATCGAAGGCGAACGGCAGTTGCGTTTGGAAGCTCAGAGGGCCATCCATGACAAACGCATTGAACTGATCGACCGCGAAGAAGAGCGCGCTATCAAGAGCGCCAAGACTCAGGAAGAGACTCTCAAGGCCGCAGCGGAAGCCGAGAAGCGGCGTCTTCGTGAAAACGCCGACTTTGATAAGGCGATGGCGCAGGAAGCTCACGATCACAAGATCAAGCTTGCTGAAGACGAGCAACGCAAAAAAGACGAACTTCAGCGGGCCAAGGTCGATGCGCTGAAGCCGGTCGCCGAACAGATCATCGGAACGCAAACGGGTCAACAACGGGTTCAGGAGCTTCAACGACTGCGAGGTCAGCAAGCCCGGGATAAGGCTGTTGCAGACGCAGGATTTCAGAAGTTTGAAGATGTCCCTTCTGAAGTCAAACGCGCTGCGGTAAAGGCAGAACAGGAAGCACGGCGCCAAGCCTTCCGAGACGCGATGCAGGGGAATGTCGGTTCGGACGAACAAGCGCAGGTCGCGCAGAATTTGGCAGGCAAGACGATCGGCCAAATGGCCAAGCAGGGCAAGGTTTCTGCCGAGTTGCTTGGGACGCAGCAGCAGGCAGTGCAGGTCATGGCGCAGCAGCAGGCCAATACGGATGCACTGTCGAACCAAGTCAAACAGGTCAGCAACGCTCTGGAAGCTCTCAAAAACGCATCTGATCCAGGAAGATGGAGAGCAGGATTCGGCGGTCAGAAAGGCTAAGTCGAATGGTCGATTTCCGCATGCAGATTCAGGATGAAATCTTCGGCAGTTTTTCCGATGTCGACATGAGCGCACTCTGCCTGCAATTGCAAAACCTCTCAATCGGATATCCGCATCCGCACGTTCTGAACTTCAAAGTGACTGCGCCAAGTCATACGGCTCCGCTTGCCCGTAACGCCTTCATCAGATTTTGGGATGCGGACGGTGAATTGGCCGATAATCCGCAGGACGAAACGAACTGCTTATTCGAGGGCTGGCTTGAAGACGTCAAGCCCGGTGAAGACGCGAACACGGTCAATTACACGGCCTATGATCCGTCACATTTGGCGGCGAAAAAAGCAACGATCATGTCGGCCGCCTGGCTCGAGGGGGATAACACGGTCGATCCAAAGGTTCCGCCGGTGAAGGGTCTCGGAGTCGTCCAGCGGTTGGTCCTGAACTGTGCCAACGACGCCGACGACGATTATGCGTTCGCACGGAACGGCCTGGGGACAGTGGCCAACCTGATTGCCGGGATTCTGGAAGATCAGTATCAACCGCTCTACTGGATCAACGCAGCGCCGGGCGACGGTTCGAACTTCGGCGGCGGGTTGGCCTACGTCTGGTCCGGAGAGCTCGAGGCGTTGACGACGATTCCGCAGGAAAAGCTCGTTCACGAGTCGACGACAGTCCGCGCGGCAATCACTCAAATCCTGACACGGTTCCATCCGGAATGGCGCATGTTCTGGCAACCGGGGGCCCGCCAATTCCGTTTCGTCAATCTGACTGTCGCGCCGCAGTTGACGCTGAAGTTCAACGATCCGACTTCGGCTTACAAAATCCTGTCGGTAGCGATCGAGCCGACGACGGAAGGACGTTACGGCGCTGTCGAGTACCGCGGGCCGGAGACTCTGACAACGGAGTTATTCTTTTGGGAGCACAACGGGGATGACAATACGCTGGCGCCATTGGGGGCGGGAACGGTCCTGGAAACGTACTCGGATTCAAGCGGCTCGCACAGCGCCGTTGCCTACACGATGTTTCAGATCATCGATCCAACGAAACGGCGCGGTGGAAAGCTTCTACCATTGCCCTACGAACTGGCGATGAACAACAACATCGTCAGCTATCGCGCGCCGGTACTGCAGTTGAGTTTCGACAACGGCGTGACCTGGACGTCGACGAACACATGGTTCGACCATTACAACGGGATTGCCTATTGGTATCAGCCGGTATTTTTCTTCTCAGATCATTCGCCTGCAGGTTCGACACAGCACTACTTTCCGCCGAACGCAGTCCGCCTGGTCTGGGCCTATTACGTCGAACCGCTCAAGGTACGAAGCCCGGGACCGGAATCGGCTTTCGGCGGTGCTGAGGGAAGCTTCATCGGGACGTACAAAACTGTCGGCAACGTCGAAGCGGAGTTTTCACAATATGACGATGCGCTGGCGGTCGGGTACGAGTACGGAACGCCGGTGACGACGTTGTACCGTCGCGCGCAGTTTCAGAATCTTGTCGACAGCCTGCTTTACGAGCGCAAGGACATTGCATGGGTCGGCACGGTGACGCTGAACGGTCTCAATTACGAGTTCGCTCAACTCGGACTGAGGATCAATTTCACGTCGCAGGACTCAAACGGGAACCCGGTCACGACAGGTTGGGAAGCCATCAACGCATGGTTGACCGACGTCGATTTCGATTTGGAGCGCGGGATTACAACGATCACTTTCAACTCGGATCAACTCGCCAATTTGGGTTGGGACGTCTCGCTTCTGAAAGAGCGGTTGAAGATCAAGGCGCTTCAGCAGATTCAATATTCGTCGTATCAGACTGTCATTCAGACGATGTCCGACGGGATGCCGTGGATTTCTGCAATTATCGAAACGAATCATTTTCAATACGTCGATCCGACAACCGGTAAAATCGTGGACTCGACAGGATGACTCCAAGATTCCCGCCGCGCGACACTCCCGAGTATTGGCAGGCCATCGAGGAACGGCTGATACTTGAGAACGAAGACAACAACCGGCAGTGGATTTTGTTGCGTGAGATCGGCGCGAAGTTGACGGGACTCGGGCCGATTCAGGTCATTGCAACGGCCGGCTTCGCGGTGACGAACTTCGGGTCAGGTTCTGGAGGTGGCTCTGGAGTTGGAAGCGGTGATGGCTCTGGAAGCGGGACCGGCTCATGAATCCAAGATTCCCGCCGAGAAACACGCCGGAATACTACCGGTACATTGAAGAACTCTGGCTGAAAATCAGGGTCGACAACGATCGGCAATGGGCGAAGATTCGCGAAGTCGAGAGCCTGCTCACTGGTCTTGATCCGATTCTTTCAATCGTCAACCTCGGTTTCGGTCAAGATCTCGGCAGCGGTTCAGGCAGGGGGAGCGGGTCCGGTTCAGGGTCTGGAAGCGGCACAGGTTCGGGGAGCGGTTCAGGCAGCGGAAGTTTCTCGGGTTCATTCTGCTGCTTCACGTTTTCGATCGATGCCGGGGTAGCATGTCCGTTCCTGAGTGGGACGATCACGATCCGAACGAACAGCGGCACTCCGCCCGGATGGGTTCTCGCGCCGGCGACGGCATTTCCTCCAGATCCTACGCGATGGTGGCTCTATGCATCCGATCCATTTCACTTCGTCCGGTATGAACTATTTGACGCCAACATTTGCGATGGCAGCGCGAAGACTTTTAATCTGCAATTCACTTTTGGTTGTCCGGATGCGCCGCTGACTCTTGAACTGACTCCGGCGGCATGTCCATGATTGCTGAAAACTCATGACAAGTCACAAATGGCCACCGATGGGAAGTCCTGAATGGAAGCAGATGCTCGAAGAGCGCTGCGTTCAGGAGCGAGTCGACAACGATCGGCAGTGGCGTTACATGCGTCAGGCCAACAACCTCGTTTCCGGCCTGAATCCGATCATTAACATCGCTTCGTTTCCGCTCAGCATCGGCAGCGGGGAAGGCTCTGGAAGTGGAAGCGGTTCGGGAAGCGGTTCAGGCTCTGGAAGCGGAACCGGCAGCGGTTCGCGTGTCACGGAATACGGTGCATGCTGTTACTTCGACGGAACCCAATGGCTGTGCATCGACGGAGTCTCTGAAGCAGTTTGCAATGCGCTGCACTTCGCGGATTTCGAGCATACTGAACCATACTGTTGGAACCATACGCTTGACGGTGACGTGACCTGCGCAACCTATTACGCCGGGACAGGTCCGACCTGCATGCACTGTCAAGGCAGCGGCTCTGGCTCCGGTTCAGGGTCTGGAAGCGGCTCCAGCGGCGGTTCCGGGGCTGGTTCAGGAAGCGGAACAGGCTCCGGCGGCGGTTCAGGTAGCGGCAGCGGAACGTGCGGCGGCGACTGTTTCTACTTCGCGCAAGTTGCTGGTTCCGGCGGCCTGACTTGGCAACTCGGTTCGAACAGTTGCCTTGGAGATTGTCCACCATGCTTGACCGGCGCGGAGATGAACGCGAAATATGGACCGCCCCCCGGGCCGACGGCAACAACAACAACGCCATGCGGCGACACTCCGTAGAAAGAATCCATGAAGACTTTGCATCTGTCGCATCCCGGTCGTTATTGCGCCGGACTCGGGGACTGCATCACATGGGCTTGGCTGGCGAATGGTCCAGTTCCTTTGCAGTTTTGGGCTGAAGGGAAAAACCGTGAAATGCTGGACTTGCTCGGTTGCCGAATGACAGACAGTCCGCAGGACGCGCTCGATCCTCACGACGCCTACAATCGCGAACTGCACGAGCGATGCCAGCGCCCGCGCGCCGAGATTTGGGCGGAATACCTCGGGATTCCCTGCGAACCAAAACGCCCGACGCTACGTCTGCCGGACCATGAGTTCATGCGGCGCCGGGTTGCGTTGTGTCCTCACACTCATTTTCACGTCAGGGAATATCCGCCGGCGTATTGGATGGATTTGAACTGGTCGCTGAGGGCAAGGAACGTCGATGTTGTGTGGATCATGGAACACGACGACAAGCAGTACGTGAACCGGGGGCCGTCAATGGCCTATTTCGGATTTCCGTTGCGAGACGTGGCGGCAATGCTCGGTTCGTGTGCCGTTGTCGTCGCAAACGATTCGATGCCGGCTCATCTGGCGGGAACGCTGGGAAGGCCGACGATTGCTCTGATGGGGCCGACGCATTGGAATGTCTTCGCACACATTTCAAACGTGCATCCGATGCATAGCGAGATTTCAAAATGCGCCGGCTGCCACTTTGGAAAGCCGTTTCGCGCAGCCTGCGATATGATGTGTCAGGCGATGATGACGCTTTTGCCGCAAGACGTCGTAACAACTGTCAGTTTTATTTTGGAAACGCTCGATGATCCACGAAGAATTTCTCCAGGCGTATCTACCAACGAAACGGCAGGCGCTGGCAATCAACGTCGGCGCGCATGACGGCCTTTGGGTCGACAAGTTCAAGGATCTTTTCTCGTCGGTCATCGCCGTGGAGGCGAATCCGAAATACGCGGAACGCCTGCGAAAGACGTTTCTGGAACCGCCGATCGGCAATGTCCAGGTCGTGAATGCGGCCGGCTGGATCTGCAGCGGGCAGGTCATGCGGTTCAACGTTCGCGATGGAGTCCCCATGCAGTCGGCGCTGGCCTGTCGGGATCTACTGCGGGAAGATGCCGTTTCACAGACGATCGACGTTCCGACAATCTGCATTGACGACATTCAAAAAGACGCCTGCGATCTGCTTTGGGTCGACGTCGAAGGGGCCGAAGTCCAGGTCATGATGGGGGCCACGCGAACGATCGAGGCGTACCATCCGCAGATTGTTGTCGAGTGTCACGAGGTCGAACATCGGGCTTGGATGATGACATGGCTGATGCGCGCGGGCTACAATATTGCGGTGATTCACAATCCGACGATCGGCCAACAGGATTCCTTGTGGGACCGGAACACGCATCTGATCGGAACGTACTGGCAGTACCGCGGGACATGGTGAAATGAAACGCTGCTTGGTTCTTCTGGTTGTGCTGTCTGGTTGTTCTCTGGCTTCGCCTCACGAGTACGCGGCGAGAGATTGGATTGAGAGACAGTATCAGGGCGACCAGATTTCGTTCCTCTCGTTCTCAGGCCCCGTCAAGCTCGGGCCGGACGTCAAGAGCGAAGCCGATTCGATGCTACTGGAAGAGCATCCCAACGAACGGGACAGGGCGGCGCGAATCGCCTACGTTTCTGTTTCCGTGGCAAACCAGTCGCATCTGATGCGGGTTAAATATCGGGTCCAGATCGAAGGCGGCGCGGCCGAACTGCATGATGAGATCATGTTTTTCGATGAGTCCGTTCCGGTCAGCGTTCAGGATGCGACATCGGAAGCTTTCAAAATCTGGTTGAAGGATGAACAGATCGACGTTCATTGAAAGGGCCGTTCAATGCTTGTCTTCGCGCCTGGTTGTTGGGACATGCTGCATTGGGGTCACGTTCAATTGCTGGAGAGGGCCGCGCGGCAGGGTTCTAAGCTGATTGTCGGGTTGAATTCGGATGCGTCCGTAGCGAGGCTCAAGGGCCCAACAAGGCCGGTCATCAAATATGACCAGCGATACGGGATGCTGAAGGCTTTGCGATGCGTTGACGACGTGATTCCGATCGTCGAAGACACGCCTTGTTCGTTGATAAAAATGCTTCGACCGGCCATTCTTATCAAAGGGCCCGGTTATCTGGCAGAAGAAATGCCGGAATACGAAATCATGAAAGCGTTCGGCGGGCGAATCATCGTCATGGATGGGCCGGACATTTCGACAACAAAGCTTGTTCAACGTCTCCAGGGGGCGGCTTAAATATCCCCAACAAATTGACGTTTCGCCGTAACGTGGTATCTTGTTCGGAACTCTGGACAAGGACCGCTTTATGCAAAACGCGACTGAATCGGACATTGCCAAGATTCTTAATTCCGACAAGGAATTCTTCGGTCCGGCTGGTGACGCGACGTTGCAATCGGACGGACTTCTGCCAACAACAGTTCTTGAAAATCTGCTAACCGGGTCATATTCGATGATCCCGAATCCAGTCGCAGGTCCGCAGGTGCTTGCTCCAATCGACGAAGCGGCGCTTCTTTCGATCGCTCCGACAGCAGTTGCCAAAATGTCGGACGCGATGCTGATCGAAGTCGGCAATCGAATCAGGGCGAACGATCGGACCGGTCTAATTGCATGGGGCAACGTGTCCGTGATCCGCGGTACAATGCTTAAAAGCGAGGCCGAAGCGGTCGGAAAGTTGCTTGCGGCAACGATTCCAGATCCTGATTGGCCAGCAACAGTTCCGGCGCCTTCAAAACTGGATGCGGCCGGATTGTCTTGGAATCATTCGACTCTTGCGGGCTTGATCGATTCCGCTCTCAAAAGGACCGCGAAATGACATGGACCAATGACGATCTGCTGGCATTGAAATCAGAGTTGACGAACGACCCCGCTGACCTTGGGTTGACGGTCGATTCGGCGGACGATGAGGCGAACGCGAATAAACTGAATGCAGCAAGCGAATCAATCCAAGTCCTGCGTTACTCGCTGTCGGCGAGCGACCTGTTCAATTGCGTCGATCCAAGTGAGTTTCAATCTCTCGGTGCCGGACAGCAGGCATGGTTGAATGCGGTGTTGAATCTCAATCAGATCAATCCGTATTCGAACACGCAGATCATCACAGGGATTCGGAATCTGTTCAGCGCTCAGACTGGAACACGTCCGGCATTTGAGGACGCGATTGTCGAAGTAGGAAGTCGAATCACGCAGTTGTTCCAGGATGGAACTTTGTCGAACGATGCCCAAGTCACTCCGTCAGACGTTGCCAATGCACGGAACGCAACTTGAGCGAGGCGAAGCATGGTCGATTCTTCGCCGTCAGAATTGGAAGTGGCTCGCGATATCGCTTTGGCGATGCTTGCTCAAACTGGAATTGGGGCATGGAAAGACGCGAACGCGGCGACACTTAATCGGATCGGGATCTCCGCCGCTTATCTGACAGTTCTATTGAAAACGAACCTTGGATTACCGGGTACAAACGACATGGCAATAACAGCAGTTTTCAGAACTCAGTCAGGTACAGCCAAGACTCTTGCCTCATCGGGCGGGACGGTCGCTATTACGCTGACGTCGCTCGGCAACGGAAGCATGCGTCAAGCGGCGACTCTTGACCTTGGGGAGACTCGTGCGGCACTGTATCGCTTGGACGTGGCCTACGAATTGGCGGCGACTCCTACGGCAGGGAATGCCATCAATCATTTTGTGGCGTGGAGCGATTCGAGCGGAGCAAGTCAGGCCAACACAAGTGGGAGTGATGCAGCATATTCCGGATATTCTTCGAACGCGGCGGCATCGGTGAAGGAACTCGATTTCCTCGGGGCACACATCTGCACGGCTCAAGCGACATCAACTGTTCAGAAGAGTTTCGTTGGCGTGTTCTCTCCCAAAGGACGTTATCTGAATCTGGTCGTTGACAATGAATCTGGAGCGGCGTTCCATTCGTCCGCAACGAACTGCATCATTACGCTGACACCAATCGAAGACACGTCGGAGCCGTCCTGATATGGCCAACACGCACGTCCTGCGAAGGGGGTCTTACGCGAATGGATTCGCCCCTCGCGATTTCCTGCCGTATTATCATCGACTGCAATCCGGCCAAGTGCTGGCGATGGCTCCGTGTCTTGGTCCGACAGGCGTCGTTCTGAAGGATTGGGGCGGATACAAAAACGACGGGACGCTGACGAACTTCACGCTTAGTACGGATTGGGTTCAGAAAGACCAAAAGACGGCATTGTCGTTCAACGGAACGAATGCGTACGTCACGATGCCGCATCGCGCTGCTTATGCAACCGCGACAATCACTGTCGGCGGGTGGGTCAATATCACTGCCAAAGGCTCGACGAATTCCAACGGGCCGATTCTGATCAAGGGGACGCTCTCAGGCGATTCAACGAGCGAATGGAGTCTTTATTATAACAAAGGGCTTGATCGATTCCGTTTTTTCATCATGAATGCCAGTAATTCGATTTCGATCGTGTCGGCGAACACGCTCGGCGTTCCTGCGCTCAATACATGGTATTTCGTCGAAGGGAAATACGATGGGGCAACGCTGTCGATCTGGATCAATGGGGTTCTTGACACGAGCACGTCCGTATCAAGCGGATTGAGAACGAACGGAACTGCATCATTGTTCATTGGCGATGATCCCGGCAATGCGAACTGCTTTCTCGCTGGATACGGCGACGACTGGTTCATCAAAACCTACGCAACCACGGCATCAGAATCAATCACCAGATACGCAGGCGGATTCGGGAGAGGTATTGCCTATACGCCGAAGACACGAATGTTCTTCGGTTCAAGTTCCGATTTACCCGATCGATTAGCGAATCTCGCAGCGATGCTTGATGCAGTTGCAGCATCCGGGATGATGCTCGTTGCCGGGGACGCAAGCGCAACAAATAATGTCGGACCGGAAACCGCCTTGAGCACGTTGGCCGCCGCAGTTGCTGCGAGCGCTTCGGGATCGACCGTAGAATCTGTTTCCGGTTCCGGTTCAAACGCTGTCGCGGCAAGCACAAACCAAAGCGTTGACGAAACCATGTCCGGGACCGGAGCGACCGGTATTGTCGGGCATGCATCTGGAACCGTTCAGGAGTCGCTGGAGTCGATTCTGGCTGGCAGCATTCAGGCGGTGTTGAATACGTCGCTCCAGGACGTCTCAGAGAGCGCCACGGCTGCAAATGCGGTCGCGTCGACTCTTTCACAGGCTTTGCAGGATGGAACGCTCTCGGCGGTCTCTGTCGCATCCGTGGCATCGATTCTGTCTCAGACGCTCCAGGGCGAGAATCTCGAGGCGGTTCTGACGGTCGCCAGCGGCGCGTCATTGTCGCAGACGATCGGCAAGATCTGCTTGGCTGCAACGGGAACGTCGCCGTTGGACGGGCGCGTGGCGGTCCTGATTCAAACGCTTCAGGACGTTCATCTGGTCGCAGTTGGCGGCACAAAAGTCTTCGGGCCGTTCCGAATTGTCAGATCGATCGTTACACTGCCGGGGTCGATTGAGGTTCAAATCAATCTGCCTGGCTCTGAAGTCTCGCAGATCAATCTGCCGGGTTCGGTCCGAACAGTCATCAACGCGGAGCACTGACAATGCCGATCCAATTTTCCGTTGCCATTCGAAATGCGTTGTTGGACGCCATTGAGACGCAGGGCGGGACTCTGCCGTTCCTTGACCTGTTCAACGGGACTTTGCCGGCGACGTGCGCAACGGCGAACGCAGGCACTCAGATCGCATCAGGCCAATTGCCATCGGACTGGATGGCGGCGGCAGGCTCCGGTGCGAAAGCGAAAACTGGGACTTGGACAACGACAGGCGTTTCCGGCGCCGGGGCCGGGACCGCCGCGCAGTATTGGCGATTGTTTGCTTCAGATCATACGACCTGCATCGCGCAAGGTTCCGTAGGGCCCGCATCGAATCCGACGCAGGCCGGGACATGGTCCGCCAATTCAACTGCGGTGACTCTCTCGGGAACAAACTCAGCGATCGTTGTTGGTATGACCGTTACAGGGACCGGGATTCAGGCCGGAACATACGTCTCGGCAATTTCAGGAACTGCGTTGACGCTTTCGCAGAATGCTTTGGTTGCTGGTTCTGGAACAACTTTGACGTTTGCCGGGGACATGACTCTGGACAATACGTCGGTCGCCAATAATCAGATCGTAACCGCGTCCAGCTTCACACTGACTGCCGGCAATTCGTGATTGGGGCGGCATGTCACAGACAACGGCAAATCTTGGCACAACGGCTACGATTCTTTCCAGGGTCGTCGGAGTCACGCAGGCTTTAGTGACTGTTGCTTCCGTTGGAACGCTGACTCGCCGCATCTTCAATGTCTCGACGGAACCGCCGACGATCGTCGAAGCTGATACAGAATTGGTGATCGAGGACGTCATCTTCGACGTTCCGCAGACTGACGAAGGCTGGGGCAATTCTTCGGCAGGCTACAATTTCAAAGATCGCTTTCTCTGCTCAGAGGAAGGCGAACTGGAAGTAGTCTACACGTTCACGGACACGTCGGACGGTTCGAATCCAGTCGTCGACACCCATCTGATTCTTGTCGCAAACGTCCCTGCCGATTCTTGAGCGATGCGCCTACTCTATCATCCATTCCCCGACGACAAGTCAAGCCTTTTGCCGTGCCGATTCCGCGGGCAAGTCGTTGACGTACGCAAGTGTGAAATCTGCGGCAGCGCGGCTGGGAACAGGGGTTCCGGAATTCCGATCAGGCTCTGCACGTTTGAGGTCAACGGACAGCAACCGCATCCGAAGTGCGCTCATTCGGCATTTGAAACGATGCGGACGGTTGCGTATTGTTCGGCCTGTCCTGATCGAAAGGAATAAATCAAACAGTAGCGGGGAACTGTCATGCGCAAGCGAATCACTGTAATCGGCGATTTGATGATCGACGTCGACCATTCCGTTATCGGAACGACGCACAGGGAAGGCCGGACCTGCATTCACGTTCGCGAATCACGCAGACGACTCGGAACGGCCGGCGCCGTCGCTCAAATGGTCGCAGCGCTCAATGTCGACGTCATGCTGGTTGCGACGGCGTTTATCGACGATATGCAATGGGTACGTCGGCAAGTTCCTGGGAACAGTTTCATTCTCGGGACTTCAGGCATCACGACTCGCCGTGAACGGTTTTACGATGACGAGAATTGGGAAGTTTCCGGTCCGCGGCTGGACTTCGACTCGGAAACGCAACTCGATCGCGACGATCACGCGAGACTGGCGTCCAGGGCCTGCGGAAGCGCCGCCGATGCCTTCATTGTCTGCGATCATGCACGCGGCGTCGTCACCGATGCGCTGATGGATCAATTGAGGGCGGCACGAAAGCCGGTGTTCGTCGATCCGCATCCTCATAGCGAATGGGCGGCGTTTCGTTCTGTCGAAGCACTGGTGATGAATCGTCAGGAAGCCTTGGCGGCGACACAAGCGGAACCGGCGCCGAAGCACATCATTTCGAAAATGGACCAAGACGGCCTTTGGTGGTATCAGAACGGATGGCAATTGGCTGAAACAGTTCCAGGGGAGTTCGATTCACACAGGCTTCATTTCCCAAGTATGGCGAGAGAGATCGTCGATACGATCGGGGCCGGGGACCAGTTCATTGCCGCGCTCGCATGCGCTCGAGTCAACGGAGACGATATGGCGACGGCGATTGTCAAAGCGAACGCGGCGGCCGGGCTGCAGTGCGAACGAAGGGGAATCACGCCTGTCAGATGGACTGAAATCAATGAACGCCTGAATCAGAACCAGACTTCGGAACCGGCAGGGCAACCCGGATAGAGCGCCGGAAGCAGGATCACAACCTCAAACTGAGGCGTGAAGACTTCGCCGAGAATATTCAGGCATGTCGGCGAATGAACGTAGTGATCTTTCGGCCTGAACCCGCAATCGCGGCAACGTCCGTTCAGGTCGACTTTGTCTTTCCAGCCGGGGTAAAGCTCGATGATGCGCTCGTCGCAGGACGTCCACAACAGATGACACATGCGCGAATGGCAGTGTTTCCGAAACGGCCTTTGGCAGAATCGGCACGGTTGCGCCAAGTCCATGTTTACGATTCCGTTCGGATTTATGTTGACGCAATCGGCGATATATAGTATCGTTTGCCGCATCAGTCGCGGACGTCGCGACGATCTAAACACCGGACGACGGGGAAAGCAAATGGAAACGTTCAATCTCGACAATGACGTTCTATCCGAAATCAGGGAAGCTCATCCTGAATGGTTCGCCAAACATTGGAACAAGTTGCCGAAAGTGCAGTTCGCGATCTGGACCGGCGTCAGCATTCCGTCGAGCCTGGCTGATGAATTTCGCGGGTTTATTCCGCAAGAGCCGGTCAAGGCTGTCGAGAGAGAACCGAATGGCGCGGAAGCATATTACGGCTGCGGACGTTACAGCGGGGATTGAAAGGGGGGCGACGATGCGAGTTGATAAAGTGCTGAACGAGTCCGGCGATTTGAAGTCGCTCAAGATCGCAGACGGGAACGATGCTTTGACGATGGAGATTCAGAGGCATCGATGGGGTCCGCACGGTTATCTGAAGACGGCAGATGGGAACCAAACTTGGTGGCATGCGAGCTTGGGGGAGATCAATCTTTTGATCCTTCATGCCGAAAGGGCCGTTACGGTCGCTGAACTGATCGAGGATCTTGGCGAATGCGATGAAGTGCGGCTCGCCAATATGGCGTGAAATGTTTCGAAACGTCGCGGGCTTTGGCCGTCAAGGCCCGCATTTCTTCTCACGGACGGGAGGTTGTCATGCTGGTAATAACAAGGAAAACAGACGAAGGCGTTGTCATCGACAGAAACGTCACGGTCACGATCCTGGAGATTCGCGAAGACAAGGTGCGAATCGGCATCGAAGCGCCTCGGGAGATCGGCGTTCACCGGTCGGAAGTCTGGGCGCAAATTCAGATGAAACAACGAGCGGCCGACAAGGCCAAGGAAACGATAAATCATGGGACTGAGCCCGAAGGAACAGGAGCGGATTGCCCAACAGATAATCCAGGTCGCGACTGAACGAGCGGCGGCAAACGGAATGAAATTGGAAACTCTTGATCTGGAAGACAGGTTTTTCCGTTTAAGCCGTTCAAGGGCTGGGAAGCTGATTTGGTCGGTCGATTTGTGGCCGACGATGTTTGACTGGTCGCGAGTCCGCTGGGATCCGTTCCACAAGGGCCCGATTCTGGCATTGCCGCGAACCTGGACAGTCCTGGACGCCGTCGATGCGATGATCGAGGCTGAAGGCCGACAAGCGAGCGAAGGCTGTCGCAAGCCTGCGGCGCGCCGATCGAAACAATGAAGAGAGCAACGAATGACCGCCGACTACCATTCCGATACAGACTATATCAGCCGGTCTGATTTAGCGGTCTTCGCAACGTCAAGGCGTCAGTTCAAGCGGCGCCGAGACGCGAACATCAAGGACGACGACAAAGACGTCCTACGCATCGGCAAAGGAACGCATGCGGTCGCCCTGAAAGACGCGATCGAGTTGAACAAGATCGTCCTGATTCCAGATTCAGCATTGAGCAGGTCAGGCCGGCGGTCCGGAAACGATTGGACTCGATTCAGGCTGAAAACGGAGAACCGCGGGAAAACGCTGCTTTTGCCGAAGCAGTGGGAACTTTGCCAGCAGATTGCAGACTCGCTTCAGAAGATCGACATTGCGGAAACTGCAGACGGTCGCAAATTGAATCTGGAGCATCTTCTGGCCGATCCTCGTGCGGAGCGAGAATGCGAACATCGGTGGGCCGACATCCTGCCATGTCGACTGAAGGCCGATCTGGTTTTAGAACTGCCTGATTCCGTGCTCTGTATTGATCTAAAGACGGCGTTTTCAGTCGACGAGCGGAAGTTCTGGAAGGAAGTCAGGGACCGCAAACTATGGCTCCAGGTCGCTCATTATTCGGCTGGCCTGGAGAACAAGTTTGGCAAACCAGTGAGGTTCATTTTCGTCGCGATTGAAAAGACCGGTTATCACGACGCGGATATTTTCGAACTGGATTCGGAAGCGGTCCAGATAGCAAAGCGAGGGCGGCTGATGCTATTGGAACAGTTGAAGGAATGCTTGGAAACAGGCGCTTTCATTGATCCGCCCAAGGCCGAAGGAATCAAGATGTTGAGTCTGACGGCGGCCGATATGGGGATTGACATTTGATCCAAGGTCGCCTCATTTGCGTTTGAAATGTATGGGTTTATGACAAAGTCCTATTTTTGCGGGAGTTGAGATCATGGCGGAAGAGCAGTTGAAATATGAGTTCGTCCCGTTCGGGGAGCAACGTCAGATCGTTCTGACTCCATCCCTGGTCAGTGACATCTTGGCTGTCCGGACCAAAAAAGGCCGGGGTCCGTCGAAAGCTGATGTGCGGATCTTCCTTGAACGATGCGCGGCGCAAAGTCTCAATCCGTATACAGGCGATGCGTTTTTGATCGGCTATGATAACGACGACGAAACAGCGACGTTCAGCCTGATTACATCGCATCAGGCGCTCCTGAAGCGGGCCGAAACGCATCCGCAGTATGACGGTCTCGAATCAGGAGTCATCGTGATTCGCCGTTCGGCGGCGCCGGGGGCCGGTTTGCGTGACTCGAAGCCGACGCCGGAAGAGATCGAGGCAGCGAAACTCACTGCGAAGCCAATCGCGGAGGAAGCGTTTCAGCGACCGGGAGAACTGATCTATTCCGACGAATCTCTGCTGGGCGCATGGTGCCGCGTCTATCGAAAGGATCGAACGCGACCTTCGATCGCCATCCTGAATTTCTCGGTTTACAATACTGGATACAGCCGATGGAAAAAGGATCCAGGGGGGATGATCGTCAAATGTGCCGAAGCTTCCGGCCTGCGTGAAGCGTTCGCAACGACAATGGGCGGACTTTATATCGCGCAGGAAATGGACGCTTTGCAGCATCAGACTTTGGGCCTGCCTGACAATCGGGTTGAACAGGAACTGAATCGGATTGTGATCCCCTCGGCTAACAAAATGTCTGACGATCGGCGCGAGTTCGTTCCGGCATCGAACGTCCATGAAATGCCGAAGACGATGCAACCTGCCGGAAACGGCTCTCAGTCGACCGATACAGGGCCGGGAAGTTCCGATACAGATCGGAAGTCAGCCGAATCCGCGGGGGCCGCAAAAGGCTCTGAGGGCGATTCGCAGGCTCCAAGCTCAACAATCGAACCGACGTATCCGGAAGAAATTCGAAACTTGCTCGATGCGATCAGCCGGGCAAAGTCTGAAATGTCGCTGCTGTCGATCAAGCAGGCATGGTTGCAGGTCAAAGCGAAGTTTCCCGACATGACCGAAGTCGTCGAAGGCGCTTGGGATCGGCGGTTGGCCTTTGTTCCCGGCCTCGGCGAGAAACTGAAGCCGTGACCGATCCGTATCGGAAACCAGCGAAGACCAGGTAGCCACTATTCTGCGCGGCAACGCCATTAAACCGTTTATCACAGCAGACTTATCGGAGAAGACCACTCCGATTAGATTTCGTGCCGTAAACCATTTGACAATGCGACCGACGATCGTTCAAATCTTGATCCGTGGAACTGAGAATCCCGCGAGACGACAGCAATCAATGAAAGAGCCCCTTCCGGGGGCAGCGAAGTGAATGGAAGGCGTTGCTGTCTCGCTGACCATTCGGCAGTCTCTCAACTGCCCGCTCTCCCCGGAAGGGGCTTTTGCATTGGGGCCACATGGCGGGCGATTGGATCAAGATTGAAAAGTCGACCGCGTTCAAGCCGGAAGTTTGGCGGGCCGCCGAGATTTTGAATATTCCCCCCGATCAGGTTTTGGGACTCTGCTTTCGATTCTGGTCATGGTGCGACGATCATCTGCGCGGCGGCGTTCTACCTGGAAGCGTGGCGATTCTTGACGGTGTTTTGGGGCATCCTGGATTCGCTTCCGCGCTTGTTCAAATTGGTTGGCTGCGTGACGATGGCGGAAAACTTCGCATCCCGAACCATGATCGGCACATGGCAAACAGCGCGAAGTCACGCGCTTCCGACGCGCAACGAGCGAAAAGATATCGTGAACGTAAACGCAGTCCTGATACTGGAAGTGCGTCGACCGTCACGGAAAACGTCACACAGCGTCACGTGACGGAGCGTGACGGCGTCACGGATGCGTCACGAGGAGAAGAGAAGAGAAGAGAAGAGAAGAGAAGACAGGAAGAGAAAACGCCGATAGCTTCGTCGTTGGAAACGACTCAGCCGACTTCGCCGACGTACCTTCAATTTCCTGTCTCGGGAGCGCCACGAATTTGGGTGCTGACGATTGCTCAGATTGAAGAATGGCAGACGGTCTATCCCGACATCGATGTGAAGGCCGAAGCGCGAAAGGCGCTGGCCTGGATCAAAGCGAACCGACAGAAGACTGCCCGCGGCATGCCGAAGTTTTTGGTGTCGTGGCTTGGCAAGGCCACAAATGATTTGCGAGGTAATGGAAATGCAAAAACCAACGGGACCGGAGCCAATCGCCGATACGCTCGAGACTTTATCTGCGAAAATCCTCTCGAATCCTCAGAAACAGATGCCGAAATCTTCGCCGCCGCAGAACGTGCTGCGATTGAGCGGCACAATCAGGAATCCGCCAACGGAATTCCGGGATCTTGAGGAACGAGCGGATTGGCCTGGACGACTGGCAGTTCTCAAGCAAGGCTGCTGGCCGGTCTACTTTTGGGGTTCGGTCGGTACCGGGAAGAGCTATTCGGCGTCGCTGGCCTATTGCAAATTCCCTGGAACCGCGAAGTTCATGACATGGTGCGATTTCGCGAATGACGCTGCGGAACTGATGCAAAAGAAAGAAATTACGCGGTGGATCGGAGAGCGACCGATCGAGATTTCTTTCGTCAGCTTTTGGCGAGTGATCGAGACGATCGGGCTTTTGGTGATTGACGAAATCGGGACAGGTTCCGGCGTTGGCTGGAAGGCCGAAGATCGGAACGAACTGCTTTGGAAAGTGCTGGGATTGCGTGCAGGAAAACCGTTCATACTGACGGGGAATATTGCGCCGGGAAATCTGGAATCGTACTTCGATCCTCGGATCTACAGCCGGATTTGCCGCGGTCAGATGGTTCAATTCCTTGGAACGGATCAGAGAAAAATCGGATTGAAGTCTCGGGTCAAATGATCCGACAGGCCGATTTTTCCGTTGCTGGTTAAATTGTCGGGAAGTCATTCAGAAAAAAGGGAGCGCATGGCGAAGAAAAAATCGGTGTCAGGCAGACAGTCGGCAGCAAAACCAGCAGCGACGAAAAAAAAGACCGCCAAGAAAAAGGCAGCGGAGAAACCCGCGGCAAATGTCCCTGAAACCGAGTCGCGCGAACCGGCGCATCAGCCGCGCGACTTCGCGCCAGACGGTCGAAAATTGAGAATTCCCGTCACGAAATTCTGCAAGCCTGGCTATGAGATCTCCGAAGAAGGCGCGGAATCAGTTCAGATCAAGATCAAAGTTCCAGACGGCGGCAGCGGCGGTGCAGGTTGTTCTGGCGATTCCGCCTTGGAATTCTTCGGCAGGAAACGACTTCGGATCCGATTCAGCCGGCGAGGTGTCGGCGAGTGGGGACAAGGCCAGATCGTCGAAGACGGCCCGGGTCAGATCTTCGATTGTGAAACCGAAGTCACATCATTCGGCTGGACGAATGGGGACTTCCATTTCTCATTCTGGACAGATCAGATTTCCTTCGAATCTGCGAAGTCGATGTATCGCAAGGCCGGCTCGCTGGAAGTCGAAGTCTTGGGGGAACCGGTTTCCGGAGACGAGACAGAGGATCACAGCGCGTCCAACGGAGCGCCGAAGCGATGTCGACCGAAGAAGGCGGCAGTGGCATCGAAGGGCCCGACGCTTCCAGGGATGACGCCTGACGAGTTGTCGGAATCTCATTCTGTCGCGTTGACCGACAAGTTCCGAGTCGACGTTAAAATCATCGGGCTGCCTGAAGGCAAGTTTTCTTGCCAGTGGACCGGCGATGGACCTGCGGGCGAATGCGGCGAGGCGGAACCGTCTGTTCGAAGTTCGAGCGTTCAAGCCGTGATCTCGAGTATTGGCCGGGCTGTCGATCACTGGTTGACGTATCCCGGTGCTGAAGAGAGAAAGATTGTCGAACAGTTGCGTCACTGGTTGCACGAACTGGAAGCCGGAAAGACGCCGAACGTCATCGAATCGGAACTGGCGGACGAAGAACCTGACGACGATGACGAATTCGACGATGACGAATTCGATGGTGACGAATCTGACGACGACGGCGACGAGTAGGGATTGCCATGCCGGAAGAACTATTCATCGCGTTCACTGTCCGCGGCGTCGCGCAGCCGGCTGGCTCGAAGAATTCGTTCGTCCCAATGCATAGAAGTTTCAAAACGCCGTTTTGGCGCGGCGTGAAAAGTTGTCGAACGTGCTTTGGTCGGACCAGCACGGAGCGCTGCCGAAAGTGCAATGCGCAGATTTTGGTGAACACGGTCGACAGTTGCAAAAAGTCTGGTCCCTGGAAAAAGTTCGTCAACGACACAGCAAAACTTGCGATGATCGAAGCTGGCCGGCAGGTTATTGACTCAGAGACGGAAGGGCGAACAGGACTGATTCCGCTTCGGCTCATCGCACATTTTTATCAGACTCGACCGAAGAGTCATTTTCGGACCGGGAAGTTTGCGGACATTCTGCGCGATGACGCTCCGCAGTTCCCCACGGATGTTCCCGATTCGACTAAGCTACTTCGGGCAGTTGAGGACGGTTTGATCGGCGCCGTGTTCAAGGACGATTGCGCGATCGTTCGACAAACGGTCACGAAGGAATTCGGGGTTGAAGATCAGGTGAAAATAGAAATTTGGGTAATCAAGTGATCCGATCATGTCGGTCGGACGTTGAAGTCGATGTCTCAATCTAAGGACTTGCAAATGTGGCAAACGTTTTTGAGTTGGATCACGATGCACAAAACGGATCTTCAGCGGATCCAGGACCAGTTGGTTGAACTGTTAAAAGAGATCGGGGCGACTGTCACGGATGAGCAGCAGGCGTCAAGACTCTCGGGCAAGGTGAAGTCGGTCATGAACGACGTGGCGCAGGCCGGCTCGAACGCGGACACGTTCCACGGCGAGGCGAGGCGTGCGGCCGGCGATGAAAAGATCGGACCTGGCGAATCAGTCCACGACGGAGAAACTGGCGAGACTGTCGGACCGAAGACAGGCATTGCCGGAGAAACGCAGTTCTTTGGTTCTGGAACAGGCGACGGGAAAGGCAGTGACTCAGGCAGCGGTTTCGTCACTGTCGAAAGCATCGAAGTCCAGGGCGGCGCAATTCGCAGTGGCGATGTCGTTTTGTCATCGTCCGACACGAAAATGACGGTCGAAGAAATCCGCACCAATGAGGCCGGTACAACGCTGGTCTGTTGCCGATGGTTCCAGGGTTCGGCGGTTGAAAATGGCTCATTCTCGCCGTCGTCATTGCGGAAGTTCAGCGAGCTTCCCGGCAGTCCGCCTGATAACGAATCTGGCTCGGTGCCGGCAGCAACGCCGTCAACTTGAGAACACGGACGGGATCACGGAAGGCCATAGGCGGTAGAACCGCAACCAATGGCGGTCTGGACGGAACCGGGCCGCTTATTTTATTCAAGGGCTGAATCGATGCTGAATCGCAGCAAGACAAATGCGAGGCCTGGAGAAAATCTGACGCTTCGTAATAGTTACGCTCGGGCTCACGTCGCCTGCGAACTCGGTTGGTTCCTGCCGAAACATTTTGAGAGACACGCTGCCGCCGAGACACATCACATTTTCGGCGGGACATCAGGCAGGACGGATCTTGTGTCAAACCTGATTCGCGTCTCTTGGGAAAACCATGCTTGGTGTCACAAGTTCCCGGCTGATGGAAGGATCTGCTGCCTGTTCGTCAAGCACGAAAAAGGCGAACTTGATCCAGCCGAGTTTCAAGCGGCCAGCGGAATGATGCTGCCGGGCTGGCTATTGAAGGTCGATCGCGTCAGGAATGAATTCGTTCGGCCAATGCTTGAACGATTGAGAAGGCTCTATCCGTAAGGGGAACGTCATGGGCGAGTCAACCGGAATCAGTTGGGCAGACAGAACGAAGTCCGCATGGCACGGCTGCACGCATGCGATCCTGGACGACGGCACACAACATCCCGGGTGTGCCGCATGTTATGCAGAACTCGGCGCCGGGCGCAATCCTGGAACGCTCGGAGTGTGGGGGCCGGAAGGCACTCGGGTTCCTTCGAAGTCGTTCGAAAAAGACTGCCGTCAATGGCAGAAACAGGCGGCGAGCGAAGGGACAATCTTCACGGTCTTTCCTTCGATTCACGATCCGTTCGAAGATCGACAGGGATTGGAAGGACAGCGGAAAGAAATGTTCGGAGTGATCGACGACTGTCCGGACCTGCTGTTCCTATTGCTGACGAAACGACCGGGGAACATTCGGAAGATGACTCCAGTAAAGGGGCCGCAATTGTTCTGCGGTGAAAACGCCAATTCAATCGTCGGGCTTGATCGGGCCTATCGGCATAACGTCGCGCTCGGAACGTCAATCAGCGATCAGAAGACGGCTAACGAACTGGTGATGAAGCTCGTGCAATGCGGGGAGTTGACGCCGTTGCTGTTCGTCTCGGCAGAACCGCTCTTGGGTCCGATCGATCTGACAAGGATTCCGAATGGCGTCGGAGAAACGTACAACGCGCTAACGGCAGAAGTAACGATCCGCCGTCGGGGAGAAGAACCGCATTCGTTCAAAACATCCGACACGAAGCCGATCGGTTGGGTCATCGTCGGCGGCGAGAGCACGGCCAAGGCGAGGCCATGTCATCCAGATTGGGTGAGAAGCCTGCGGAATCAATCGCAACGATGCGGGGTCGCGTTCCATTTCAAACAGTTTGGTGAATGGTTGCCAATCTCTCAGATCGACGGAACTGAGTTCGATGACTTCAATGGCCAATCAATTTCCTTGCGTCACGATGGGGCGGTGTTTGATCGATACGAACCGCATACGTTCTGCTGCTCGAATTGCAAGATCGAGGAATGCCTGAAGGTCGGAAAAGCAAAGGCCGGGAACCTGCTGGACGGAATCCGGTATGAGGAATTCCCGCAGTTGATCCTGAACCGAAAATCCAATGTCTGACGACTTCAAAAAATGCGTGATCTGTTCAGCCGATTCATGCGTTGAACTCTTGATCGGTCCAACGTGTTCAGGATGCGTTGAGAAGCTTTCAAATCGCGTTCTGCTGGAAGGCGTCATCACGCAGGACTCGACCTGTTTGGAAGAGTTGAACGCAACTCAGGCCGAATTCAAACGGCGCACGGCTCGTCTTTTGCGAAAGGCTCGAAATGTCTGTCTCGGATTATCAGAAGTTCCTGGCGAGCAAATCGCAACTGGCGACGATGGACGGATTCGAACCGCTTTGGCTCCCTGATTGGATGTTCGATTTCCAGCAGATCATGACGACATGGGCGATTCAAAAAGGACGTGCGCTGTTGATCGAGGAATGCGGACTCGGGAAGGGGCCGCAACAATTAGTCTTCTGTGAGAACGTCATCCGAAAAACGAACGGCAAATCGTTAATCATGGCTCCGCTGGCCGTGGCTCATCAACTCGTAACAGAGGCGGAAAAGTTCGGGATTGATGCGAAGTTGTCGCGCGACGGGAAACCGCACAAGAACATCACGATCGGAAACTACGAATCGATCCATAAGTTCGACGAAGCCGATTTCAATTGCGTGAGCGGCGACGAGATTTCCGCGGCGAAAGCGTTCGATGGGAAGCGCCGGAAACAGATCACGCGATTCATGTCGAAGATGCCATATCGACTCGGAGCGACGGCGACAGCAGCACCGAACGATTACATCGAACTCGGGACGATTTCAGAACTCCTGGGACACATGACGCAATCGGACATGCTCGGGACTTTCTTCAAGTCCAGCGATAAGAAACGGCACTCACTGTTCAAGGAAGGCGACTTTTGGAACAGGGCCAAGTATTTCTTCCGTGCGCATTCGGAAGATCCGTTTTGGAAGTGGGTTTGCTCGTGGGCGCGCGCGATCCGTTCTCCGAAAGACATCGGCTGTGACGATTCGCGATTCATCCTGCCGGAACTAACGATCACGCAGCATGTCGTTCCGACGCGGTTCAGGTTTCCAGGAGAATTGTTCGTCCGCGTTGCAGTGACGCTGGCAGAACAACGAGAGGAGCGAAAGCGGTCGCTTGAGGAACGCTGTCAAATGGTCGCGAAGTTGGTCGACCATAAGGAACCGGCGCTGGTCTGGTGTCAGTACAACCAAGAGGGCGAGCTACTCACCAAATTGATTCCTGGAGCGGTTGAGGTGGCCGGGCGGCATTCGGACGAAGAGAAGGCCGAACGCCTCAATGGCTTCGCAAAAGGCGAGTTCCGAGTTCTGGTGACGAAGCCGAAGATTGCCTGCTTCGGTCTGAACTATCAGCATTGCGGGCATCACACTTTCTTTCCAAGTCATTCACATGAGCAGTGGCATCAATGTATCCGCAGGTCCTTGAGGTTCGGGCGCGTCGGTCCCGTTCGCTGTGATGTCATCGCGACAGAAGGCGAAGCCGGAGTAACCGACAATCTGAAGTCGAAGCAGGTCAAGGCGGAAAAGATGTTCGACAAGTTGATTCGCCTGATGAATCACGGAGAACATCTGACAATTCCAGAAAACCATATTCAACCAATGGAGATCCCGGCATGGCTGTGATAGCCCAAAGCATCAACGATCAACGAGCGATCTACAACGCCGACTGCATGGAAGTCCTGCCTTCATTGAGATCGGATTCGATCGGCGTTTCTATTTACAGTCCTCCTTTCCCGGAAACATACGCTTATTCGAACGATCCGCGGGATATGTCGAACTGCGCGACGTATGAGGAAGGGATCGCACAGTATCAGTTCATCGTGAACGAAATCTTTCGACTGACCAGACGGGGCCGCTTGACCTGCGTGCATTGCATGGATCTGAAGCGAGGCTCGTTCTTTCAACGGGACTTTCCAGGGGACATCATTCGCGCTCACGAAAAGGCCGGTTTCAATTTCGTTTGCCGTGTGACGATTTGGAAGGATCCGTGGCTCGTCGCGCGGCGAACTCGGATGAAGTCGCTCCGTCACAAAAACATCTGCGAAGATTCGTCGACAGTGCGCATCGGGCCGGCGGATTACGTTCTTGTGTTCAAGAAAGGCTGGCAGACGGATGTGAAGATCAAGCATCCGCTTGGATTGAAAACCTATGCTGGAGCGAGAGAGATACCGCCAGAACTGGTTCAGCAGTTCAAGAACTACGAAGGGGACCAACGAAAGAACTTCTTGAGTCATTGGATATGGCGGGCCTATGCTTCACCGGTCTGGATGGACATTCGGACAGGGCGCCTGATGCCGTTCAATGAGTCGAAGGAAAGTGATGAGGAGCAGCACGTTTGTCCGCTTCAGTTGGATGTCATCGAACGGCTGCTGACGCTTTACAGCAATGAGGGGGATACGCTGCTGACGCCATTCGCGGGAGTCGGGAGCGAACCGTATATGGCGCTTCGAATGGGGCGTCCTGCGGTCGGAATCGAGTTGAAGCCAAGCTATTATCGGCAGATGCTCAAGAACCTGAAAAAGGTAAACGAACCGGAAGTCATCGCCGAAGAACCAATGCTGCCGGGCTTCGATGAGTTCGACGCTTGGGACGTCAATTGGGAAGATGATGAATCGGAAGTTGAAGCTCCATGATTCAGAAGCGGAATTGACAAACGCGCCGCCAAGTCTCACGATTTCCCCCGTTCGATTCACTCTTGCGGGGGATTTGTGCATGTCTTCAAAACTTGAAACGGAATCGCGAGTCATCAGTTCAGGGCTTTCGGCCTCTCTCGGATTCGATCCGATTTCCATCGTGACGGCGCTTTTGCCGATCCTGTTGAACTGCTTCAACAGTCAGGAAACCGGGAACGCTGCGGAGTTCCTGAAAGATCGGTATGACGAGCCGACGGGCAAGTTTGATCAGCATCTTCTGGAGCGAGCGAGGCCGGCGGCGAGACGTGCGGCACGCAAGGCATTCCGGGCCGGTCAGTCCGACAAAAAGCATTTGTCGACCGAACAATTGGACGAGATCACGTCACAGGCGTTTAAGCACGCGATGGAAGCTGATGACGACATCCTTCAGGCCTGTGCGACGGAAGCATCCAGCATCAATACCGATGCTGAATAACGGTCGGTTCGTTTCTCAACTCGTTTGCGGGGAGTAACAGTTATGAGTCAGGGAGAAAATCCCAATCCGGTTCCGAACCCAATTCAACCGGTTCCAGGTCCGGCGCCAGTCGTCGTTCAAAAGACGCTTGAAGATCGCATCTTCGCTTTCGTTCCGGTCGCCCTGATGGTCCTGGTGATGGTTGCGGTCAACCGCGGCTGGCTCACGAAGGACCAAGCCGACGCCGTCAATAAGGCGATTCCGATCGTCTTCAGTTCGTCGTCTCAAAATGAAGACGGGAAGCCATCCGTCGAAGTATCGACAGGCAAGAACGCTGCCGGGTCCGATACGGTGATCGTCAAACAGCAGGGGATGACGTCAGCGCCGCAGATGACGGCCGACGACTTCGAAAAATGGCTTCCGCTCATTCAGAAGGGCGCTGAGATCCTGAAGCCGATCTTTAATCCGCCAACTCCAACGCCGATTCCAGGGCCGACGCCCGCCGAACAAACGCTGCTGGATCAGGTAAAGCAACTCCAGGACATCGTCAACAATCTGTTGAAACCGCCAGCGCCAATCCATGTCGAACCGAAACCGGTCCCGATCGAACCAAAGCCGACGCCGGTCGATCCAGGCGGTTCGAAGATCGTCGTCACAGACGAACAGGGCAAACCGATCACGGCGGCCACGATCGAGGCGGGGATCCTGTTCCAGGTCGGTTCAACGGTCGCGGGCGCAAATGCTGGCTGGTCGGTCTCTCGGAATGGCGACGTCTCAATGGTGACGCTGGCCAATAACTCTGGTTACGTCTGCTATTTGAAGCCGGGGGCATGGGTCGAGTTTCATCTGACGGACTTTGGCAGCCGGCAGCAGTTGGTTCTGAGAATCACTTGCAATCAGGGCCCTCAACCTCCGCCGAAGCCGGTCGATCCGATTCCGGCAGTCGATGTGAAACCGAAACCCGCGACGGACCTGCGGGTTTTTGTCGTTTACGAATCGAGCCAGAACCATTCCAGGCAGCAGGATTTGATCCTGGCTTCGATCGTCTCCGGCAAGCTGAATGAAACGCTCAATTCGAAATGCTCGAAGGGAGCCGACGGGCGGCCGAACTGGCGACGCTGGGACAAGGACATCATTTTTGATCCTGCGAGCCCGATGGGTAAACTATTTGCTGCAGTCAAGGAACCGGCGATGTCGAAGGGCTTACCGGCAATCGTGGTGACGTGCGGCGAAGACTCGACGATCTATCCTGTCGGGGCCGATGCGACCGAAGATTCGATCATTTCAGTTCTCACTTGCGGAGCGAGTTGATTATGGGTTCCAGCATTTCTCCGAACGAAATTCTGTTTGACGACGATACGCCGGACGATCATCCGGCTTTCGAACCTCCTGAAGGGTTTGCGAAGGGGATTCGAACGGACGAACCAAGGGGATTCGGCGCGGAGATGCCGACATTTCCCAAGGAACTTGTGATTCCGAGATCGGAATGGATTCCGCGCATTCAGGAAATGGAAGAAACGCAAACTCGGATCAGTGATTTGATTCGAAAAGTGCGGATGCCCGTCAAAATGCAGACGATCAATTACTGCTGGGAATTCGCGCTCATGAATGCGCTCCAGGTGATTTGGTTGCAGCAAGGCCAAGGCTTGATTTCACTGTCGCCCGCGTTCGGCGGTTGCCAAATCACTGGTTTCAGAAACGTCGGCGGCTGGACCTTGGACGCGCTTCAATTCAACGTTGAGCATGGGGCCTGTCTGTCATCGACGTGGCCTGACAATGCGATCGATCACCGATATCTGACGGCCGAAGCCAAGGCTGAAGCGTTGAAATATCGCATCCTGGAATGGTGGAATCTTCAGCCGCGGAATCTTGATGAACTCATGTCGTGTTTGCTGCGAAGAATTCCGGTTCCATGCGGCGACAGCGATTGGGGCCACGAGACGTTGGCGGTCGATCCGGTCTACGTCAACGGAACATTCGGCCGCCGAGGATGGAACACTTGGGGCGAAAATTGGGGCGATTATGGATTCTTCATTCGCGCCGGAAGCAAGGCGCCGGCGGACGATGCGCTTGCTCCACGAACCGCAATGGCTTCCTGAAAGGTCGATCATGATTCGATTCTGTTTGATCGCATCGTTGCTGGTTCCGTCCGTCTGCATGGCTGAGATCAAATTCGGGGAACTGCCGAAACCGTCAGCGCCAAAGGCCAGCGAACCGGAGAAACCGGAAGCGGCGCCAACTCCTCATGCGGAAGTCTCCCGGGTACTCGGGCTGCTGCCGAAGCCTGAAGTCGCGTTCGTCGATTTCGGTTGCGGGGCCGATGCGCGATGGTGCATTGCTGCGGCAGAGAAGTGGGGTTGCAAGGCCATCGGAATCGAGATCGATCCGACTCGGGCCGCGTTGGCGAAACGTCGCGTGAAGGAAGCCGGCCTGGAGCGTGCTGTAACGATCGTCGAAGGGGACGCAATCACGACAGATGTTCAGGCTGACGTGGGGGTCGCGTACCTGTACCCTGCGGTCATGGATCGACTGAAGCCACGGATTGAAAAGCTTCGGGCGTTCGCTTCGTACATTCATCAGCCGGCGGGAATCGCTGCCGTCAAGAATGGTGACTCGTGGATTTATACAGGGCCGATAGCTGTCGCGTCGCAACCTCGCGCGGCGGTCTGGAATGGGCAGTTATATTCAGGTCCGCTCTGTTCAAACCCAGCTTGCGGGATGTGTAATTCAATCCGTTCGCAACTCTCACAACGGACGGCTGCGGAAACCGTATCGCCTGCGAAAGGTCATTACGAGACTCGCAAATTCTGTAACGGTCGATCATGCTGGTTCGCCAACGTTTGGGTTCCTGACAATTGAATCGTCGTTCAATTGGTCGACTGACATTCTGGTCATGGTCTGTTGATTCATTCCAGCATAGGGCTATTGATGTGGTGGATGCTGGCCGAAGACATTTCTGCCGTGCCGACTGGCGGTCAATTCGTGACGGCCGGGACGGTGGCGCTCGCCGCCCTGACGGCATTCTTTTCTTGGCTGACGAACAGAGATCGGCTGAAGTTCGATTTCGAAAAGAACAATCTGAGAAAAGACAATGAGCGATTGACGGCAGACGTTGCGGAACTGCAAGCGGATGCGCGGCAATGCCACGAGGACAAGGAAGAACTCGTCCAGGCTCTCAGTGAAGAACGTCGCGATCGAGAGGCGCAATTCAAGAGCCTGAACGAACGATTGATCGAACTTCGTGAAATGGCGGAGCGCAAAACATGAGCGATGAATCGTTCGTCATTACCGATTTCGACGCGAGGGGCGTTGTCGGAGAGGCCGTGCCGATGATCGGCGTGCGGCAAAAAGACGAGAAAATCTATTGGTCGAACTCCAGCGTCGAATCCCTGTTTGGCTGTGAGATCATTCGCGGGCTGCGCGGTGAGCGGTTTGATTCGCTGATGCCGGAACGTTTCAGGACGGTCCACGAATCGCATTGGAAGCGTTACTGGAAGCGGCCTGTCCTGCGTATGATGGCAACGCGCCCCCTGGAATGTCGCCGAACGGACGGAAGCGAATTCAAATCAGAAATTCTGTTGATCCCCTGCAAATTCAGCGGTGAAAAGGGCTGTATGGTCGTTTTCGTGCCAGAATCAGCCAAACTGGACGACAGCGCAATCCATTGATGGTCTTATAAAAACACAAGACATTGCGACGGATGAATCGCAACGGTACAGTCGCCCCATTCAATTTGAGGGGGCCGACGATGGACGAACTCAGGGATCATTGTTTGGCTGGCGCCGCCGTCGGGTCTCTCGCTTCAATTCTGCGATTCAAGCCGAATAAGAGCGGCCTGTTGATTGCGGTGTTTCTCGGTTCGTACGTTGAGGTTCTGGCAACATTTCTGTTCAATGGGGCGGTCGCGTATCTTTTCGGCCCTGCGGCGTGTGAAATGCTGCTACCCTTGTGCGGGGTCGAAAAAACGCAGAACGCTTGCATTGCTCTCGGCGGGGCGATTGCTCTGGCATGTCCCTGGATCTTCAAAAACCTCTTGCCGCTCTTGTCGTTAAAGCTGGAGACGTTCGTTAGAGCCTTGAATCCCAAGTTGATTCTTGAGAGATTGCTGCGGTTATGGGGCGACGATAAAAGGGGCTCAAAATGACCGAACAGGAACGCGAACGCGCAGAAGTGGAAGGTCAGGCGCTGGCTGACGTCGTCACGGAGAAGATTCGCGGCGAGATTTGGAAGGCGTCGGCGACCTGGTCAGCGATTGCCGCCTTCATCCTGTTATGCTGTTACAGGTCCGATTTCGCGGTCCTGCGGGCCGAGATCCGAAGCATTAAGGCCGGTCCGGCTGCCATGCAGCAGCAACAGGTAACGTTTAAGGGCGCCGACTCCGAAGCGGAGTTACGGCATCAAAGGATCTTGCACATTCTCGCACAGGGAAAATCGAATGCCGCGAACTTGCACGGACATCCAGACCGATTACACACAGGTCAAAGCCGAGATCACGAACAAGGAAGCGGAGATCACGGATCAGCAGGCGACGGTGACGGAGGCCGGGGCGGCATTAGACGCAGCGAATGCAACGCTGACGACCTTGCAGAACGATCTGATGGAGCTTCAGACGACGAAGGATTGTCTGGAAAGTGAGGCTTCGATGCACGATCCCGTCTGTTCGCTGAGTTAATCGCGAAAGATTGTGATCCGACGGCGGATGTCTTGCGTTGACGCTTTTGCGTCCGTAAACTCAATCCGCCGAACTGGAAATCCGGTACTGTCCGCCAACTTTGGACATGGGGGGTGACCGATGAATGACAGGCATTCTCTCACCGACCACAGTTGGGTGATGATTTGGCTTGGAGTGACAGCCGTTGTTGCATTTGTGATTGGTCGCCTGACACACCATTCGCAGATCGCAGATGCCATACGGATTGTCGGATACTTGGTGTTCTGCTCTTGTCTACTTCCGCTGATTGCTGGCCTGAGTCGGCTGCAAAAGAGAATGGATGACAGGATAAGTCTGAACAAGAGCCGTCAGCAATTGCAAAACGCCAAGAACGAGAAGCACGATCGTTAGTGTCTTGATGTGTACTGTCAGGTCTCGGACTTCAGCTTGGAGCTTGAGATTCTCTTCGGTAGCCAGTGAGCTTTCCGCTGCGGCGGCATCCATCGCCATTGCCGACTTGCGGAACTGAACGCGATAATCAGTTAAACCAATGCGCCGAAGGCAGAAACACCAATCTGCCCAAAGAGCGGTGATGCGCAAGAGATAGGGTCTTTACTCGGCAATTGAGAACGTTTCCGAACGCCGGGACGCTTCTGCCGCAGCCAAGAGCAGTTTCTGACCGTCCGGGGTCTTGACGACGATGGCGAGCGCATCGAGGATCACAGGTTCGCCGAAAGTGACGATGACTGCTTCCATGATCGAAACCGCCTGTTTCAGTCGAAGTTCGTCCTTGGCCTGTTTGTTCTCTGGCATCGCTCAAAATCTCCTGTTGCCCGTCTGAACGCACGAAACCGGGTTTTGGATCATTCCATCATTCTTTTGATCCGAACGGACTGACGAAGCGTTGACAGTCTCAGCGGTTGTGATACGATCAGAACGTCGATTTGGCAATCGGCACAGATCACTACAACCGCAAAGTCCAATGGACTCGAAGTGGATTGAGCATGTTCGTAGTGGTCCGTGCTTGATCCCGCCCGCCAAGGCCGAGTCCATTGGACTTTTCGCTTTGACGGCTCGCCAATTGACCGCATGAAACTGGGCATGGTCAATGAGCGGTGCAAGTCCGACGCCCGACGCCTATGCGTGACTGAGGCTGAGAGACCATCTGCGGAAGCCGGGATGAAGCCGTCATCTGCTTTCTTGCAGCACAGATCCCATACTATCTTCCGGCTCATGAAGTCGTGGGATAGTAGGGAAACTGTCGCTGCAAAAACCGAACAAAGCCATCATTCACAAGAAACAATTCAGGGGTTTAATCGTGGCATGGAACGAAGAACAAAAGGCTCGCAGTGGAGAATTTGTAGGCTCCAAAAAACTTGCGTGGCGGCTCTCGAATCAGAAAAGGCTCAAGTCCGCATTTCCAAAAGCAGAACAACGATTCTGCAAGGTGATCGACAAGTTGTGCTCTCATTTGAACGGCTCTTGCAAGTCGTTGCTGCGGTATCAACGACAGAAGTTATTCTCAATCGATTCAGAAATATGCTTCTACGTCGATTTCTACTTCAAGGCGTGGAAGTTGGCTGTAGAAATCGATGGTGACTCACATTCCAGCGCCGATGCGAAAGAAAAGGATCGATGGAGAGAGGCGATGATTTCTTCGAATGGAATTCTCTTTCTTCGATTCCACAACAATCGCATTGAAACCGATGATTGGTGGAACATCGAGGATGATTTCTTGAGGGCCGTGTTCTCGACGCCGGAGCGTGCCAGCATGAAGACAACGCTGAGAAATGGGTTGTCATCTCTGAGTTCCCGTGGCCGTCCGTCGTGATGCTTCTGTAGGCTGAGAAATGTTTGATCCAATACGGCTGATCGTGCGTTATTCGGCCGTGTCTCGTGTTCTCAATGCTTCAGGGGGATTTGCAAATGGAAAAAGAAGTTGCGGTCATTTCGTCATCGTCGGAAGGCTATCGGATTCGGATCAGCGCGGAACAGCATTGGTTTCCAAACGGAATCGCATTGGCTGAAGCGCATGCGGTGCTGCTGATTGAGTTCGCCGCTCTTAAGGCAAGGATCAACGATTTTGACGAACTCGTGGATTCCTACGCAGATAGCAGTCCGATCAGCGATTGGCAAAAGGCATATACCAACCTGATCGGTGAGGTCAACGCCATTGTCGGCAAAAGCGAACGAATGTTTTGAATCAGGGAGTGCTTCGATGCTACGCGGAAACGTCATGGGCTCATGGGATCTTCCAAAGATCAGTTATGAGCTCTCAGCCATCAAAGGCAAGGGGCCGCTTGGCCGGATTCGAACGCTTGGAACAGTCTTGCGATACGGTTTCTTGTGCGGTCGCATGACCGGTGGAAAGGTGACAAAAGTGGACGTCGACGGCATGGTTGAGAAATGGATGAAGGCAATCATTGGAATGTCTCTGGCACACTCGAAAGACGAGTTCGACGCTGAAGACGCGAAGTCAGACGAACTGATGACTCCGCTTTTGACGGCTCCGATCAAGCAGGTCAGGGAGTTCTACCAGAAACTTCGGGACGGTCTGAAAGCGAATCCCCAAGTCCCGATGCTGGTATGGATGGGATTCGAAGCGTGGGGCGAAATCGAGATTGACAAGTCCGTCGATGACATTGGGATCAAGCGGCTGAAAACGAAACTGGCCGGCGAGATTGCCGATATCGTGGAATTGCCGATTCGCGACCAGATCCCCGAAGCGATCAAGAGGGCATTGCGCTGGCGCGATCCTCAGACGCTGGAAGCTGTCAAGGAAACTCTTCAGGCCGGGGCAAAGCCGAAACTTGTCGGGCGTCAAAGCTGTCTGTTCCTGGAAGGGGGCAAAGGCCGGAAGAAATTCAGCGTGATGCTATGATCCTGATCGACGGTAAAGAGTGGCGCCCGATCGCGTTTGTCGACGAATTGGTTCAAAGGATTCTGGTTGACGAAAAAACGGAAACGCGGCGGATTGCTCGAGTCTTGCCAAACCGACCGTTTCCAAAGTCGCCATACGGAAAGCCTGGCGATCGGCTTTGGGTCCGGGAATCGTTCGCGACGTTCCAACTGGTCGAACAGTCGGCGGCCGGGGTTCCGTGGGGCTTGGCTTCGTCGAAGATCGAAGACGCGGACTTGGTTGTCTTCCGGGATGGGTCGATCAAATGGCGTCCGGGAAAGACGGTCGAAACGCGCGTCCATGTCCAAGTCGCGCGGTTGGCTTCTGCGATGGTATCGGGTTACACATTCCGGCCACCGATGCACCTGCCATTTTGGGCGCATCGAATTGACCTGGAAGTCAAAACGGTTCTGGTCGAACAGTTGCAGCAGATCACGGAAGAGGCGGCGATTGCGGAAGGCTTCCAGCTTCGGGGGGACAAATATGATCGACCGATTTATGCGCGGGAGCAATTTCGGAACAAATGGAACGACATCAACGGAGGCCGGAAAGACGCGCAGGGGCGGCCGGTGAAATGGGACGACAATCCGACGGTTTGGGTTGTGACTTTCGAACGGATCAAATCGCGAGACGCTAAAGATTCCGCGGAGAAGAAGTGATCCGATCGAAGATCCATTCCGTTACTTGACAAATCAGGGTCAAAAGTCGGCATCGCTTAACACGCACAACGGGGCAAGAAGCAGACTCACTCAACTTGCGGGAAGCAATCATGGCGAAGAAAGCATCACGTCGAGAAATGGCTGAAGCAGAAACCGAAGGCGAAGACGGGCAGTACAATCTGCTGATTCAAAACATTGGGCCGATTGAACTGGCTCGATTCCCATTTCAGCCGGGCCGAATCACTGTTGCCTATGGTTCGAACGGCGCCGGTAAGTCGGAATCTCAGGCGGCATTTAACGCTGTAGCCGGTCTTGGAACGGACGGCGTCACCGTGCGCGACGGTTGCGAAGCAGGCCGAATCTCCGGCTTCGGCCGTGAGGTCAAGTTCACGCTGAAGCGATGCACGCCGACCGGGGAAATCGGTGTCTATGTCATCGAGGAAGGATTCTCGCTGGCTCGATTCGTGCGGCCTGGCTTCAAGGATCCTGCGGCGAACGACCGGCAGCGGCTGAAAGACTTAGCGTCAGTGCTTGGAATCGAGATCCCGCAGGAAAAGGTCTGGCAACTCGTCGGGGGCTTCGAGGAAGAGCGACGGAAGATCGAAGAATCAGACGAGCCGATCGACAAAAAGGCCGAAGCGCTTACAGTAATCAAGGCCAAGGAGCGCAAGGTCTATAATGCGATCGTCTCCGAAAAGACGACCAAGGCAAAGGATCCTGCCGAATATGTCGCTGCTCTGAAAGCTGACTGCGACCGCGTTGCGCTCGAAAACGAAAAGACGGTCCTGATCCTCAAATCAGAAGCGAACGGACTTGAAGACACTCTGCCGAAGTTTCCCGAAGGAACCGTCACGGATGCCGAAGTCCTATCGGCCAAACTCGCTGACGCAGTCCAGGCGAAGCGCGAACTGGAGCGAAGGAAAGAGACTGCCGACGATGCCGAACGGCTCGCAAAAGAAGCGGAACGCATCATGGCAGCCGGTCAGGGACAAACGCCGGAAGCGGCAGAACAATTGATCGTCGCTGCCAAGGCGGAGATCGACGAATCTGAAAAGCTGATCCTTGAAGCGGAAGCGATACTCAATCGGGAAAGAACTCGGTTGGAAGGGCTGAAGCGACGGCTTGCTGATGCCGAGAAAGCGAAGCAGGAAGCGATCGGCAGACAACAGGAGATCCAGGGAGCCCGTGCCGCGTTGCAGCAGAAAATCAATCGACCGTCCGATACAGAATGGTCGACCGCGGAATCAGCAATCAAGGCGGCTGAGGAAGCTTTGGCGCTCGGCTCGAAGATCCGTGAAGCCGACAGAACTCGGCAGATAATCGCAGACAAGCGTGCGGAAGCGGACGAGATCGCAGCCGAAGCTGAAGCGTTGAGAGCCGCAGCGAAAGGCGTCGTCGGTTTGCTGGTCGAGCCAATCAATGAGCTTCACTGCGGGATTGAGATCGATGAAGCGAATCGTTTGGTATTCACGGAGCATCCGGTTCGCGGCCGATGCTATGTTGAAGAGCTAAGTTCCGGGGAGGCGTGGACATTGGTTTTGAGACTGCTCGTAAAAGTCGTCGGAAATGACATCCCGGCAATCGTGTCGATCGAGCAAAGCGCGCTCGAAGGTCTTGACGGTATTGCTCTCAAAATGTTCGTCGATGAAGTTGCGAAAACGAAGTTGATGCCGTTTGTGGCAAAGGCAACGGCGAAAGAACTTGAGAACGGCGAACTGGTCAGAGAACCTGTTTTCGGAAAGCTCGTCGATCATTGGCGGGATTTGGCGCGGTCCGTGTGAACTGCTCCGCAATTGGGTGATCGTCTGTCTGAGAAATCTTGAACCCGGTTCAGTGAAGGTGTTCCAATGAAAAAGCAAAGCGTATCGAAGATCCTGGAACTGATCCTGGAAGAAGTCGAAGCCGGCCGGCTGCCGGGTCCAGAATTGATTCGGCAAGGCCGGTCATCGTTGCGAGCGGTAACGAGGTCGTTGAAGGCGGCGACGGACGCGGCGGCGGCAAGTGGCAAGTCAGGCAGGAAGCCGACGTTCGACCGGGAAGCAATCAAGGTCTATCTGCGGAAGCATCAGGACGCGCCAGTCCAGGAATCGGCCGACAAGTTCGGTTGTTCGACGACGTTGATTTCAATTCTGCGGCAGGAAATCAAAAAGGAAGCGAACTGAAATGGCGCATCGTGTGAAAGTCGAATGCCGGTTCGTCATCGAAGTTGAAATCGACATGCCGATCGAGGAACTTGAGTTCTATGTTGAAGAGAACAGTTGCCCTGGAACTGGCAGAGTTGGTTCTGCATTGGAAGAGCACATGGCGGCGCACGAAGCGGCATCAACCTGTTGGGCCTGCGCTCTCCAGGGTGAAAACAAGATACTTGAAATCGATGGCAAGCCGGTGAGCGAATGAGATTCGGTTCTGTCTGTTCTGGAATAGAAGCAGCCTCTCAGGCGTTCTGTCCGCTCGGTTGGAAGGCGGCATGGTTCTCAGAGATCGAACCGTTCGCGTGCGCCGTGCTGAAGTATCGGCATCCGACCGTGAAGAATCTCGGCGACATGACTAAGCTTCCGAAACGGATCCTATCAGGTGAAGTCGAAGCTCCAGACGTTCTGTGCGGGGGTTGTCCCTGTCAAAGCTTCTCTTTTGCTGGCCTTGGCGAATCTCTCGATAATGCGCGCGGTCAACTCACTCTGATCTTTTGCGAGATAGCCGATGCAATTGACGCTGTTCGACAACGAGCCGGATTGCCTGCCTGCATCGTCTTCTGGGAAAACGTCGAAGGGGTCTTGTCCACAAGAGACAACGCATTCGGATGCTTCCTTGGAAAGCTCGGTGGAGACAATCAGCCGATCGAACCGGGGCCGAAGCCGGAAGCAGGGAAATCAAGTCAGTTCTGGCGATGGGCAAAGCCTGACGAATCTTGCCCGGTCTGGCGTCATGTTCCGAAGTGGCCAGTCGCAGGTCACGTTATGGGGCCGACAAGATCAATCGCGTGGCGAGTTCTCAATGCTGAATTTTTCGGTCTGGCACAACGGCGCAACCGTGTGTTCGTTGTTGGAAGTGCTCGAAAGTGGTTCGATCCCGTCAAGATACTTCTTGAGTCCGAAGGCGTGCGCCGGGATTCTCCGCCGTGCAGAGAAAAGGGGGAAGTCGTTGCCGGAACCCTTGAGAGTCGCGCTCGAGGCGGTGGCTTTCCGGGGACAGACGCGGCATGCAGCGGAGCATTACAGCCAGTTAGAGTTCATCCCCGAAGTCTCTTCGCCCCTGATGGCGCAAGCGAATGAAACGGGCGGCGATCGTCCGCCTGGCTCAACAGTCGATACAGTTGGGCAACCAGTTGCCCAAGCGTTGCGCGGTGAAGGGTTTGACGCCAGTGAAGATGGAACCGGGCGTGGCACGCCCATCGTCCCCGTTGGATTCAGAGTTCACGGCGAAAACAGCGTTGCAATGAACAATCTGGCAGGAACAGCAAACGTTGCCGATCAGGTCGAATCAGTCAGAGCTTTGGATTCAAAAGGCGGTTACTCGGCGAGTCAGTGCGGAAACATCGTCATGCAGCCGATCGCAGTGAATGCACGACAAGACCCCGATTCATGGTCGGGCCGAATCGGCCCGCTGGACTCGCTTGGTTCGACGCATGCGATATGTCAGGCGATACCGTTCGATACAACTCAGATTATGAGTCCTGGAAATTGGAGCGTTCCCAAGGCCGGGGACGCATGCCATCCGTTGGCGGCGACTGCTCATATTCCAGCAATCGCCTTCAGGGCATGCGGACAAGATGGCTTTAAAGCAGGTGAACAATCTCCGCCGTTATGCGCGAGTGATGGCGGCGGAACCGTGCCAACTGTTGCGTATCAGTGTCAAGGTTCAAACGTCGGCGAGATGGGAGCATTGAGGGCCGGGAACGGAAATGAGAGCGGCGGTGTTCCATTCGTGTTTCAAACACGTTGCAGCAGAAACGACAGAGGATTGCCAAGCGAAGTCGTTCCGGCGCTCACTTCCTGCGAAGGCGGGAGTCATGCAGACACGAAGCCTCATGTTGCAGGCGGCGGTTATGTGGTCCGAAGATTACTTCCAATTGAGTGCGAAAGATTGATGGGATTTCCAGACGGGTGGACGCTCGTGAAATATCGCGGCAAGCCGGCAACCGACGGACCTCGCTACAAAGCAATCGGGAATAGCTGGGCGATTCCATGCGTGCGTTGGATCGGCGAACGAATCGACGCCTTCGTGAAAGGCATGGAAGATTCCGTTTGAAATCTTCGGAATTATCCGAACGAATTTGTGATCCGTCTGCGAAAACGTGCGTTGAATAAGGCCAAGTTCGATCCTCAAACACTCATTGTTTCGGCGGAAGCAGATGTCAATCAACAGTCAGTATTCAAATGCTGAATCGGCATTACATCATGCCTTCGTCGGACCGTCTTCTCTTTGTTCCGTCGTCTGTGAGTGCGGTCGTTGTTATTTCGTCACGGCGCGCGGGCACGGTGATTATGACGATGGCGAACTGGACGGATACAAGTCGAAAGCCGAAAAGGATCCAGACAAGTACGTTGAATGTTGGGCTTTCGATTGCGTAGATCTGGTTCGGATCGGCAATCGAGAACTGGTCATTCAATGCGCCTGCGGTGAAGCCCGGAGGTATCTGGAATTCTTCGAACAGAACCGTGACCAGTTGGCTGATTTCATAGCCGAACGACTGAAAGAAGAAATTGGCGAACTGGAGCGGCAAATAGAACATGCGCGGCGGCGTTCTCGCGCGATGGACGATTGGAATCGGGCCCGAAGCCCGGATTATTTCAGGGGATCGGGAATATGAAATTGACCGTCAATCGGCTTTCGTTTTTGAAGGCGCTGCAAACTGCGGACAGAGCGGTTCCAGTCCGAACAATGAAGGATATTTTGAAAAACGTCAAATTGGTGTCGACGACGAATCAGATCGTCTTGACGTCAACGGACGGTGAGATCAGTCTTCGAATCGAAGTCGCAGACGTCACGCTGGCGGATGGCGGCGAATGCCTGTTGCCGACTTCACGACTGATTCAGATCCTGAGTGAATTGACGAACGATGCCGAAGTTCGGTTCGACATCGACAATCGGGAAATCTGGATTCGCGGCGGCCTCTCGGAGTTCAAGATACTGACGGAAGATCCGCGAGAATTTCCACCGGTCGCGACGTTCACTGACGAAGCCTATTTCAGAATGAATAGTTCCGACTTGAGGAGACTTATCAAACGAACGATCTTTGCATCCGACAGCGAATCGACGCGCTATGCTCTCGGCGGGATTCAGGTCGAGTTCGCGAATAGTCTGGCCATCTTTGCGGCGACTGATTCAAGACGTTTGGCAGTCGATCAGGCGCCATGCGAGAAAGTCGGGTCACCGTTGCCGCCAAGCATTCCGCCAGTCGTCCCGCAGAAGGCGATGAAGCTTTTACTGTCACTCGCCGAAGATGAAGGATTTGCCATGATTGCCTTCAATGCGAATGGCTTGTCCGTCAAAGTCGGCTTGGCGGTCCTGACAACTCAGTTCGTCCAGGGGCGATTCCCTGACTGGCGGAAGGTCATGCCGACGTCGGCCGAAGTGACGATCGATCTGGTCTGCGCGCCATTCTTCGGTGCGATCAGGCAAGCGATGATTATGAGAAACGAAGAGTCCCGTGCGATTGACTTCTCATTTTCAAAGGGCAAGCTTCGGCTGAAGGCTGAAGTCGCGGACATGGGGGCCTCGAAGATCGACATGCCGATTGCCTATGACGGTGCTGGCATGGAGATTTCATTTGAACCGCAATACTTCGCCGACTTCCTGAAAGTGTTGGACAGCAGCCAGCAGGTTCAGTTGAAGTTGATTTCGAAGGATGATCCCGCGCTTCTGCAGATTGATGACTATCGGTGCATTATCATGCCGTTGTCGAGAGATAAATGATGAACGCGAATCAGGAAGTAACGAAGGCGACGATTGAGTTCGAAGGCGTTCCTTGCACTGTCTCGCGAACTTCAGGGAAACGTGGCCGGGCCGGAGCGAAAGCAACGCTGCATGCTGTGCGAGGACTTCATTCGCCGCGGCAGGTTTTGGATGCCTACAAAGCGGCGTCCAGTGTGGCGAAGTCGGTCGATACGGTTTGGACGGATCATGCGCCGGACCGGGAAAATGTCGGGAAGGATTATAGATCTGGCGTGATTCACGGCTTTCAATGGCGGGCCGATTGGTCGACCGGTTGCCGGGTTTATCTTCTCATAGGGACGGAATATCGGCATCGTGAAGACGTGCGAATTGCGATGGCGGACCTGCGGAAGTTCTTTGAGGAACGATTGCGAACTCTGCCGGATTGTGTCGAAGCGATCAGTCATGCGGACCAGAGAGCTTGGGACCCAGAATGAACAGCGAAGCGGACAGAATTATTGCCGGGATGAAGGTTTGGTATGTGGACGAAAAAAGGAAACGCGACATGCGGTCTGGAGACGATCAGCGTGACCGCACTCCGCAGCAGGTTGTGTGGGATAGTGCCATCCTTGCGGCGGCAGAATTCGTGCGAAGACGTCATGGCGGCGATGAAAAGTTGGCCTTAGAAATAATGGGACTGTTGTCCAATAAGCTTCCGAAGTCCTGAAATCATCTGGAACGGCTTCCAGTTTCGAATAACTGACCAATGGGACGTCACGTTGAGTCAGTGTCATTTTTAGAAAGGCGAAGAAATGAACATCGACAAGGAGCCGAACGCACTCAAGCCACATTGGCCAGAAGGACTCCTCGGAGAAACTGTCTACCGCGTTCCATGCGACGACAAGGGCCGTAGCGGCGGAAGTTGGCTTCAAGTGTTCGTAGCTGGCGATGGCGATGTTCATGTTTCAATGCAGGATTGGGAAGACATCCGAGAGGAAGGCAGTGCACCTAATCCCATTCCAAGCATCCGCGTTCGGACTTATGCTGGCGGCGGCATGAATACGAGAACACGCCAAGCTTTGCTATGGTTGGCCGATGCGATCAGGCGAGATATGGAAGATAATCCACATCAGGTGGAGTTCTGAAAGGCGCGCGATGTCCGAACTATTGAACACGTTCGATCAGTACATTGTCGCGACCGTCTGCGGCCTGAAAGAAATCAGGGACAATCCAACGCCTGCGAAGATCGACAATCTATTGGTCGACTTGCAGACTTTGACTCTGATTCAGGATCCGTACATTTCACGCTCGGAGTTCAAGAGAAGGGCCGGCTATGGATCAAGCACGGTTGAAGAGAAGAGTCGAAGGCCGGAAGCTGGCGCAAGCGATCCTGGAGCTTGTAACGCTGGTTCATCAGGATGAGGTCGACGGGTTCCTGGACGAACTCAGATCGACTCTTCAGCCGAAAGAAGTCTTGAGCGAAGTCGTCGCAGAGCAGCGGAAACTTTCTGAACTGTCGGCGGTGACGCTGCCGCGCGGGATCCATGCCGGGGAACGATTGGACGACG